CAGCGCGAGTTGTAACAGCAGGAGTTGTTGTAGCAGCGCGAGTTGTAACAGCAGGAGTTGTTGTAGCAGCGCGAGTTGTAACAGCAGGAGTTGTTGTAGCAGCGCGAGTTGTAACAGCAGGAGTTGTTGTAGCAGCGCGAGTTGTAACAGCAGGAGTTGTTGTAGCAGCGCGAGTTGTAACAGCAGGAGTTGTAGACTTATTCATAGTTCCATTTGAGTATCGAGACCACTCAGAATCATTAAAACTATTTATTTCCGCTTGTTTTCTCATTTTACGTTGAGTATCACTTTCAGCAGGACTTGTGGTTGCGGCAGATATTATACTACTACCACTACGTTCTGGTTCCCAACCTTCTGGTTGTTGTGGTTTTACACCGTAACAATTTGCACCAAATTTAATATAAGGGTTCGAAAAATATCCACCATTAATACCAGGACGGCCACACGCATTCTTAGTGTCGTCATTTTGTTGCAATCGTTGCCATGTCGATTTTTGTGTTGGAAAGAACGCCATTTGGTCAGCGGACCAACCGTAATTGCACCATTCACCACCGGAATTGTATGCGCTTTCAATTTGGTCATAAGACGCCAAATCTGCATCAAATACCTGACATACTTTTTGCGCTTCATCATAAGTATAAATATTATTACCAATATTAAATACTTGGTTATTGTTCGAAATTGGTGCGGCACTTGTAGAACCGGGAACAGTTGTGGTTCCGGGTGCAGTTGTGGTTCCGGGTGCAGTTGTGGTTCCGGGTGCAGTTGTGGTTCCGGGTGCAGTTGTGGTTCCGGGAACAGTGGTCGTTCCGGGTGCAGTTGTGGTTCCGGGAACAGTGGTCGTTCCGGGTGCAGTTGTGGTTCCGGGTGCAGTTGTGGTTCCGGGTGTCGTTCCTGGTGCGGCAGTCGCAAATACACTATCGACATCTTTTGTTAATGTGTCCCAGTAAGAAGTAGGCGTAGGCGTAGGTGTTCCACCTACACTGCTGGTAGGTGCAGTCGTTGTCGCAGGAAGATCTTCAAAGTATCTCACCACACTATTATTAAAAACAATATCAACAATGGGAATATTCAACACATACTTAAAAAAGTATATAATAGCAAAGGTAGCATAAAAGATCCAAATTTTATGTTCGACCAAGCGAACCAATACAGGTTTTACATCAGGAGCCATAGGAACACGAAGAATATAGACCAATATAAAGAATATTACAGTAAACCAGAACAATTCAAGAACAGACCAAGGATTGTTAAAGAAAGCATATGTCCATGATAAAAACCATCCAAATATATTTGTTTTTTCATTTGGTGGTATTTGATAATATGTTGAAAGTGCAAATGTAGCGGCTAATCCAAATAAAATAAAATCAACAGTTCTACTGTATGCGAGTTGTCCACTGCTCTCTGCACTTAAACTGCGGGGGCTCAGAATTGCTGAACCAAACTTATATACGACATAGGCCGATGAGACCCAAAAAATAATGGTCATTGTTGTATTTGTAAAAACATCTTTGAACAAGTCAGTAAATGTAGACTCGACCGACGATGATGCAGCCGTCGGAGAAGGCGTATTTGTAACAGGTGTGGTAGGAGCAACTGTGGTAGGAGCAACTGTGGTAGGAGCAATTGTGTTTGATGAAGGTGCATTTGTAGCGGGTGGATAAAATGCACGTGGAGCAACTGTGTTTGATGAAGGTGCATTTGTAGCGGGTGGATAAAATGCACGTGGAGCAACTGTGTTTGATGAAGGTGCATTTGTAGCAGCTGAATAGGACGGTTGTAAAGGAGACGGATGAGGCGTTGAACATGTTTGTTTCGTCGGAGCGGGAGTGTTAGAAGAACACGTAGAACCATATCCTGTCTCCTGAAATGCACTGCATTCTCCTATGGTGCAAGTTGTTTCATTCATTTGATTTTCTTTCGTAGGGTTCCAATAACAACGGCCACCAGCTTCGTTGGTTGCGTGTACAGTACACGTAGCACAATCATCTATATTGGGGTTTGCACAAGAATCATACTTAATCAAAGAATGTTTATTATTATGTTTCGACATCATTTCCGATATAAAACCAGTATATAGGAAATAGATATATTTTATCACTTCATATCTGTTATTTTGCGATAAAACAAACAATATGCTTTTGGAGAAACTATTTTCGCTGGATTCAAATGTCTCTCTAAACGTGTATCGTTATAATGGACCCATTCATCACTCACCGTTTTCACATACGATGTATAATGACCACCCATTGGTCCACCAGAATGGTTACACACGCCATATAAATCATACACATACTTCTTCGAATTATACCCACTAACATATTTAGATAAATCGAGTCCCTCCATAGGAAAATCAACTAAATCTTGAAGTTTTCGCTCACCGGTTGCCGAAAATCGTTTTAATGTTATGACTAAAATCGCGGGGAAATTCCAAAAAGTAATTCGTTTCTTCACATCCTCCTTTTTTCGTGTTTTTTCATTATACCAGGCATTTTCACCCTCCAATGTTTCGAATTGTGTAAAAGCATCTAAACAATCATAAAGAGAGGGGTTTTTTTTCGGTAATTCTAAATCCAATATAAAAAAGCTTTCTGGATTTGCAGAATGGGTAATTTTTTCATCCAATGAAGTTAATTGTGATACATAAATACCGTAAAACATTTCCATAAATTCAGAATATTCACTGGAATAGGTTCGCTTTAACATTTTATAACACTCGGTTGCGAGTTTATCGGTTGTATTCTCTACATTTCCAGTAATCTTCATAGTGACCCCTCGTGAAATACTATTATGCATACATTCTACTAAAAATAGTAAGAATTCGGGTAAATCGTTTTGTGCCCACCCAGTAAATAGATCTCGTCCCTTTTGTGAAGCTAATTGTTGAACATGATGAACAAAACGATTTGGAGATACTACACCATTTTGCGTCCACAAAATTTGCCTCAAGTTGTTCCATTCTTCAATCAAACCACTGTCGCATACATTTGGTTTCAATGATCGCTCGTATTTTTTTGAAGATAGAAATTCATTTAGTTCATATGTATGACTTAACACCTGCATACAAGAATTTAGAAAACACGTATTCCCTAAATTAACTAACCCGGTATATCCTTTGTCTTTATATTTGGATAAATCCATATGCAATTAAATATGTATAATAATAATATATAGAAGTGTGTCTTTATATTATAATATATTATGGAAAATGATTTAACTGACCAACTTACACGATTATTAATTGAACAGTTAAGAGAACCACATCCAACAATTCAAGATCGTCAATTAGATACAATATATGATTTATATCATGGATATAATGATGTCATGAGTCAATATCAACAAAACATTGGCGATTTAATTCGTAGGATTGAAACTGCGCAGAATAATAATGATATTACAAATGTCAATATTCCGCGTAACATTACACAACCTAGAACATCTGCACAACCTAGAACATTTACTCAACGAGCGACAGGTCAACGAGCTGCACAACCGAGAACACCAGTTCAACCACCAGGAACTCCAATACAACCAGTTCAACCACCAGGAACTCCAATACAACCAGCCGCAATTCCACAATTGACTCCAGATATGCAATTGCTATTCACTTATTTATTTCAACCTAATATTAATAATGAAGTGAATGAAATGAGACCATTGTCTCGTGAAGAGATTTCGAATGCTACACGAACATATGGTTATACCGAAGAAATGCAAGTACAAGATCCGAGTGGTAATGTATGTCCAATTTCGTTAGAAACATACCAGGTCGGTGATGTTATATGTGAAATTCGCGGATGTAATCATATTTTCCGACGTCCTGCCCTAATGACGTGGTTACGTCGAAATTCACGATGTCCAGTATGTCGATATAATTTGCGAGATTATGTTGACCCAGCAAATGAAGCACCCGACCAAACTACTCCACCTGCGAATCCGATTCCATTCCCATCTTTGGTCGATCTATCTGGTTCTCGTATATTTAATTTCGAGTTTGAATTGCCTATCCAAACAGACGAAACTGATGCATCCGACATTGAACACGATTTATCGGTAGATTAGAATATTTACTTCTGCGTGAAGTAATTAAATAAAAGTTGTCTTAGTAATACAACTTTTAATGTTTTCAAATTGGTTTCCGAAAAAAACACACAATAATATCGGATTTGAAGATGTTTTATATGCTATAAAACACAACGATACATATATTTTGCTAAATACCATTTCGAGTGATGCACAAGATTGTCTCATTAAAAACACCCTTTCTATAGACATGGAAGAACCTACGATTAATCAATTGATAAATCAGTCTCTGCAACAGACAAAACGAGTTATTATTTATGGGAAAAATGGAACCGACGACAGTGTGAATAAAAAATATCAACAAATGATCGATTTAGGATTCTCAGAAATATACATTTACACCGGGGGAATGTTTGAATGGATGCTTTTACAAGATATATATGGCTCGGATGAAATACCAACAACACGCCAAGTATTGGATATTTTGAAATATCGCCCAAAAGGACATCTTCATATACCACGTATTTCATAAAATCAGTTATAGTTGCTTAGTCAACATTTCACGCCAATGATTAATGCGTGAAATGGACGTTTGCTGCATATTACGAGAATTGTCTTTAGCATAAGTTGTGAAAAATAAACCATCTTCTTCGTGGTTGAATATGCGGGTTTCAAACAATGCAACCGAGTCATCGAACGCGTGAATAATATCACCATTCCCAATTTTATTCATGTGGTAAATCATACAACGATCAAAATCATAGGCACATAATAAATCGGCTTCGCGGACAATGTTGTATGCACATTGATATTCACCCAAATCCGGCATTCCATTTTGCTTCACATAAGAATACGACATTGTTTCCATAATAGTTTTGACTACTTCGATTTCTTCATCACGCATTTTATGATATGGTTCGATTTGTGTTAAAAATTGTTCAATATTAGCAATACCTTCGTCTTGATCCATATATTTTTTATCACACATATCGTGCAAAATCGCCGATACATAAATGACTTTTTCTTGTGATTTTATGTGTGGATTTGCAATTAATTCTGCTTCATATATTTGATTGGAACGCATGAAAATATCCATTGCGTGCGACAATCCGTGCGATTCGTCTATTTTATATTTATTGCTGGTCGTTAATACATATTGAAATAATTTTGAAAAAAGAGACATTATATATAAAGAACACTATATTAGATATACTACCAAAATCTAAATGGTTTATTCAATAAAATTGATTGTATTCGTGCTGAATTATGACAACTAACTTTGATATTACTTATCTAACAACACAACTAACAATATGGATCTCACCCAGAAAAAACTTTCAAAATCCGAATGGATGAATGTGGAAATTATGGTAGAGGAAAAGGAGCGCGAAATTCTCACAATGATTATCAATGGATATCATGATGTGAATATACGGTCAAATAATACCAAATCGATGATGTCTCTTATGAAAATGAATGATTCGAATAAAAATATGCACGATCATTTGTATGATCAATATTTCAAAGAGGATATTGAAAATTTGAAAACGAAATATGCATCCATTTTGGAACTTCCTGGCGAAGACGACGGCACGATCGCAGAAAACGACGAACATAAAAAGAAGAAGAAAAAGAAGAAGCAGGTCACATTGAACAAGGGTGAATTAATTCGCATTCAGTCGATGGACAAAAAACTGGATACTTCGAAAAATGGCGTATTCGAATATATATTGATTGGGTTTTGCAAAGAAATCCTACATTCATTGCATAAACACACATCCCAATACGCATTTTACTTATATACCATATTACAAATAGGAAAAGCAACTATTTTAAACACAAATCCCAAAGTCTTGGAATTTGTGCATCAAGTTCGCGATTATACATTGCAATTGTTGAATATGCGCGATGTCTTGAATCAATCTTACGAGTTTATTGAAAAAAACCCGAATTTATTGAAATACGAAGACCGTGTCTTATTTGAACATCAACGACGTATATTCACAACTTTCCAGGTGCGCGAGGAAACCCCAAACACTTATTCTAAGTTAAAACATATGACCAACGCAGGTGCGAAATTGGTTTTATATACGGCACCTACGGGAACGGGTAAAACATTAACTCCTCTAGGTTTATCGGAAGGCTATCGCATTATCTTTATTTGTGCAGCCAGACACATTGGTTTGGCGTTGGCTAAATCGGCGGTTTCAATGAACAAGCGTATAGCAGTTGCATTTGGATGTGAAACTGCGGATGATATTCGTTTACATTATTATGCAGCATCCGATTATACACGCAATAAGAGGAGTGGAGGTATTGGTAAAGTAGATAATAGTGTGGGCGATAAAGTGCAAATCATGATTTGTGATGTGCAATCCTATATTATTGCGATGCATTACATGTTGGCGTTTCAACCCGAATTTCAGTCAGACATGACTGAAACTGATATGGATGAATACACTCCAGATTCGATTGCTCGTGACGCCGATTTGATTACTTATTGGGATGAACCCACTATTGCAATGGATTATGAAGACCATCCATTGCACGAAATGATGCATCGTAACTGGACCGAAAACCAAATATCCAAATTAGTATTGTCTTGTGCGACGCTTCCGTGTGAAGATGAAATACAGGAAGCCATTGGAAATTTCCGCGGTCGATTTCATAACGCCACTGTAGAAACCATTTCGAGTTATGATTGTCGTAAATCAATTTCCTTATTGAATGAAAAGGGAAAAGCAGTTGCACCCCATCTACTGTATGCGAATTATGATGATTTGGCTATATCAGTAGAACATTGCACCAAAAATCGTTCTATGTTGCGCTATTTTGATTTACGTGAAATTGTTGCTTTTATACAAAAGGCGCATTCGGTAGATGGTGCATTGAACGAAGCATATTATATCGATAATTATTTCGGCAATGATGTGGCGAAAATCAATATGAATAACATAAAATTGTATTATATGGATATTTTGCGGAATATTAACCCGGAATATTGGGAGGATATTCACAAGGACCTTGTTGAAAATCAACGCGGAATGTTTGATAGTGATGATTTGCGTCGTTTTCGAAGTGTAGAGACCCCTCGAAAAATGGGAGGAGGGACACTCGTCCGAACGCAAAGTATTGCTCATCCCATCAAAAGTGATAGTGGAGATAAATCACGTCTCCCATCTTCTGGAGTGTATATTACAACGAAGGATGCGCATACATTGACGGACGGACCAACGATCTTCTTAACCGATGATGTGGAAAAAATCGGGCGATTTTACAAATCACAATCCAATATATCCCAATATGTATTTGCGGAAATATCCAACAAAATTGCACAAAATAGCGTCGTTCAACGTAAACTCACTGCAGTGGAACAGCAATTAGAAGATAAAGAAAATGCGATTTGTTCGACAGACACTGGTAAAAGCGATCATAAATTAAACCGAGAAACCGTCTCACCTGAAATACGTGCTCTCCGCAAGCAAGTGGAAGACTTACGTAAAAACATACAGAACGTAAATTTGGATCAAGTATATATACCAAACACGTGTGATCATCAGCGCATATGGTATGATCGCGAAAAGATAAAACCCAACGCATTTCAGCCGGATATTGCAGAAGAAGATGTATGCGAAATCATGGCGTTAGATGTGAGTGACGACATGAAATTACTGCTTTTGTTAGGGATTGGTGTATTTATTGATGAAAATAAAGCCAATCCCAAATATATGGAAATTATGAAACGTCTTGCCTATGAACAACGTCTATTTATCATTCTAGCATCTTCTGATTATATTTATGGAACCAATTATCAATTCTGTCACGGATTTATTGGAAAAGACTTGCGACAAATGACGCAGCAAAAGACAATCCAAGCAATGGGTCGTATTGGTCGTAATCAAACGCAACAGGAATACACTGTTCGATTTCGCGATGATGCAATGCTGTTACAATTATTTCACCCTCCACTCGAAAATAAAGAGGCAATCGTTATGAATAGACTATTTCAAAGTGACGAATAAGAATAAAATGACTTTATATCTTCAGTAGTGTTTCCCATCGTTTCACTATTGTCGGATGTAGAAACCAATTCACATAAGTTGGTTTCGGGAATATCAACCTCTTTTTCTTGGACATTCAACATATTATAATCAAAATAGTCAAAATCTTCTTTGTAATATTCATTTATAATAGCGATTGCTTTGTCGTTTAATAAAGAAGCATATTTGGTGGAAGATTGTTGTAATTGGACATTTGTTGTATTCGAATGTAAATCAAAATTGGAATATCCGTAATTGCGCATATCTCGAGTAAGAGATTCGGTTTTCATAATATGAATATTATTTAACATTTTACCGTGTTCATCCAATAAAAACATATATTGAGGTGTTTTATGATTATCAAATGTATTGCATATTTCAAAATATAATTTTAACTGTTTGTATACTTTTCCTTTTGTCGGTATTATTTTATACGATAAAAAATTATTAAAATACAAATCTGAAATTACTCGATCATATGGATTTCGAACAACTGTTATAATGCGAAGGGGCGGGATTATATCACAATGATTCATATATTTTTTCACGGCAGATCCATTTGGCCATAATATATCACGATGTTTATACATATCATTCCAAGTTAAATGTTGTAGTGAATACTGTATATCACGTACTAATCGGATTTTCTTGAAACTTTGAAATTCAGGTAAATTCGCCTTTACTTTTGACCAATCAAAACTATTCGGTGTGTTGCGTTGTTTCATTGAAGGAGCCATTAATCTGGACCCGTTCTTCATCATAATTTTTTTCTGTTTTTCCGCATCAATTATTTTATTTAGTTTGCATTTCCAAACACTTCGCGATATTTCTAATTCAGTATTGATAGTTGTTTTATCAAATCGGTAATATATAGATTTGTCGTTTAAAGCAATATTACCCTTTTTACTAAAATATTCTTCAATGCTAGTGCCTCCCGTTTTTGGAATATGAATAAAAAGGATATTTTCTTTTTCAAAAAACGGCATCTTTTGATTATGTGTGCTGAATTACGTATATATTAATAAATCATATATATGTAACAGAATAACCGTATTTTATTTCGTAATACTTAACGCGTAAGGATTTCCCTTCAATTGGTTATGTAAATCAGGAGTGGTTCGATCACTTTGAATGCTGGAATTCAATTGCTGTTTACCCTGAAGACGTCCCATAGTATCTAATCCGGGACTCTGATTATAAATTGCAGGTGCAGGTGCACGACTGTTTAATAACCGATTGTTACGATCACCTTCCTTGATATTCATACTGTTGTTCATTAACGACATATTTCCCTTCACCAAACGCCCATCAATCGTAGAAGATTTGATTTCATTGTTTCTCTGTCTATATTCTGCGTCATAAGGACGCATTTGCTTACTATTTCCCGCTGCACTTGAACCACCTGCATAATAATGATCAGATTGGTCTGTTCTGTGGGTCAATGCTGGCTGATTGCCGGTCACACTATAACCACCCTTGTTCATTTCGGAAGTTCCGGAATTCAAGTGAAATTTCGAATTCTCTGTGGTTTCACGGATTGTCGTCGCTGTTCTGTCTGCAGGGTTGAAAATATATGATTGAGGCACCGTAGTTGCGGCATTTTGGTAAGGTCTTAATGTTCCGATCACATTTTCTTTGCGTGAAGGTCTCAATACATCCAATAAAGGCGATACAACGGAACCAATTGCTCCTCCAATAGAGCCAAAATAATCATTTTGTTGGTTTGAACTGCGATTGTTGGCGTAAGACATTTGAGATTTTGCTCCATAATCGGCTTCATTGCCGCCACCTTTACCGACAGACGAGGCTACTGAAATCGGAACGGATCCTAAATCATGGTGTTTGGACGGCATATATTCGCCATCAATGTGGACACCAGATTGTTGAGAAGCGGCAACACCAGAATAATCGGTGGTTGTTTCCGGACGATTTGTGTAACGGTCTTCTTGTATGGGACGCAATGTTTGTCCCTTTTCTACACCAGTTGTCGTCATAAGACGGTTTTGTCCCATTTCGAAATCGCGCTCGGGGCGGTTTTTTTCTACTTTACCAATAGAACCCATCTCTTTTACGTGTGTAGACGCTGGCCCTTCGAACCCGAGTGTGGACACGCCAGATGCTTTGCGATGATTATTCACACGGAGTTCATCGACTGTTTTCGGCATCCATTGTTCTCTAGCCATCATACCGGAATTGTATCCAGCTTCGCCATCGGCACTATACCCTAAACCTAGTCCTGGTCCGACTTTTTCCTGTTCGAAAGGAAGAACATTGGACATTTTCAGACTAGGATTAACACGTGATTGCATAAAGTCATTTTGGTTTGGGACACCGTGTGCCCATTGATAATTCTCATCGGGTGTGAATAATGGTGACTGTTCTTTTTTCACAATATTTTGGGAGCCTGTTCCTAAATAACTGTCTAGAAGACCTTCATTACTATCTTCTTCAAATTTGCGACTACGTGTTTTGCTTCCGAAATATGGAACACTATTGTTATGTTTGAAGTATTCACAGCCGACCTTTTCGCCAGTTAATGCAATGTAACTATCCGAACCTCCGGATAATTCAGTGGGAGCACATTTCATACCCGTGCTTGCTTCCCAACCGGTATTCGTCAAAATATTCTTGGGGTGATTGGGGGAAAAATACTTGTCCATATAATTTTCACCTTGGTACTTATTATCAACAGCCAATTTCCGAGTTATATCCAAATCTTCGGATTGTATAGGATGTTCAGATGGATAGTTCACATTGGCTATATTGGTATTAGGTAAGGACTGTTGTCCAGAAAAACCTTCTTCCACATCCTCATCCAAATCATTATTTTCATTTCGATTTTGGTTGGACGCCATATATAATCCGCCTAACGCTAAAAGGGGTATAGCTAATTCCATAATGCAATAAATATATTATATACAATGGACATAATATATTCGAATGAAAATTACCGACCGCGCAAGTAATATTCAATAGTAGTCGGGTCTGCATTTTCAACACCCAATGAAACGGTTACTTTAGGTTGATAATAATCCTTTTCTAAAACACGTGTTTGAATATTATCGTGAAACGGTTTTTCCAAATTGGCTTGCGGATTCATAAATGGTTCTTCCCATCGCGGTTGCACCATATCACGATACATCCACGCAGGATGGGTTGCACGGGTCTCATCAATAAATGGCTGCGCATTGGGATATGTTTTTGCGTGACTAGAAACTTCGTGTGTTTTATAATTATTTTCCTCCACATCATCACGTTGCAAATTGCGAGTCAAACCGCGCAAGTCACTATCTAAATTAATAGAATTGGTTTGTAAATTCGCCCCCCATTGTTGAAGACGCATTTGTGCATCTTCTTGAAACGGCATAGTTGCACCCTGACCGGGCACATTTAGTTGATATCTACTTGCGTATGTTAATTCTTCCAATTGTTTTTCAATGCGTGCATCATCGTCGTGGAAACGAGTAAACGACATTTATTTGAACTATATTATATACTTCTCACATATAAATATTAATAATCAGACAATAAACATAAAACAATTACTTGTTGATCTAGGTATATGAGCATATTGCCTAAATCCAATGCGGTGGCCACACCTACATTGTGTTTAAATATGATTGTGAAAAATGAAGGTACAGTCATCACACGTTTATTCGAAAGCGTTCTTCCATATATTGATAGTTATTGTATTTGTGATACAGGAAGCACAGACAATACTATTGAAATTATTGAAACTTTTTTCCGGGAACGAAACATTCCGGGTAAAATCGTCCAAGAACCATTTCGCGATTTCGGATATAATCGCACATTCGCATTAAAATCGTGTGAAAATATGGAAAATGCGGATTATATTTTACTATTGGATGCAGATATGATATTTCAAGTATTGTCCAATAATACAACACAAGAGGGCATTGCTACATTCAAAAAACTATTGCTCACAGGCGACACTTTTTACATTTTCCAAGGAAATGACCAATTTTATTACAAAAATACGCGAATCACTAAAAACAATTGTGGAACAACTTATTGGGGTGTTACGCACGAATATTTACAGACCCCACCTGGGTCCAATATTCAAATATTGCCCAAAAATGTTGCTTTTATTTATGATATTGGTGACGGAGGATGCAAAACAAACAAATTTGAGCGCGATATTAAACTGTTAGAACAAGGATTAATCGATAATCCAAATAATGATCGATACACCTTTTATTTAGCCAATAGTTATCGCAATGCAGGACAAATAGACAATGCGATTGCAATGTATAAAAAACGTATTGCGATTGGTGGATGGGTTGATGAAATCTGGAATAGTTATTATAGCATAGGGCAATGTTATAAGCAAATGGGCGATATTCCAAATGCAATTCATAATTGGATGGAGGCATACAATGCTTATCCAGAGCGTATTGAAAGCTTATACGAAATTGTTCAATATTATCGAATCGAAAACAAACCAAAACTGGCGTATGAATATTATCATATTGCAAAACAGGTGCTGTTGAGAAATTATAACAAAGATTATTTGTTTATGCAAAAAGATGTTTATGATTACAAATTGGATTACGAAATGACTATATTTGGGTTTTATTGTAAATTGCATAACTATGACTTACAGCAATTGGTTACAAATGTCCTAAATTATACACAATTGCCTGTATCTGTTCGCAAAAACTTGTTGTCGAATTACAAATTCTATTCGCTTCGTTTTTCCAGTCTACATACTGGACAACACGCAGATTTAGGAAAATTATTAATGGAATTGGGAATGCGAGAAATGGAAGAATATCCCGATTTTGTTCCGAGCACACCTTCTCTTGCGAAAATTAGTGAAAATCGAATCGTCGCAGTCAAACGTTTTGTAAATTATAGGATTGACGAAAACGGAAAATATCAATCAAACTCGAATATTGAATCCAAGAATGTTTTAGGCGTTTTTCAAAAAGATGATAATGGAATATGGTCAATCGAAACGATGACGCGAGTAAAACATAATACTGAACAAGACGGTCACTATATTGGTGTGGAAGATATGCGATTATTCGAACAGTCTTATGATGCGACAGGGTCTACTATTTTGTATAGCGGAAACCGTGGTATGAAGGATGGAACAATGACTGTAGAAATTGGACGATTGCATTTAGACAATGGAACAACTTCGGAAATACGATACCCTAAAATTGCCGAACAAGGACGTTTAGAAAAAAACTGGGTTTGGCTCCCTACCATCGAAACTACCCCGGCTTGTAATAAAATGATTTATGGATGGAGTCCACTTACCATTGGAACCATTGAAACAGTAGAAGAAAAAACAGATTTTTCGTCTTCTTCCATTTCAATGGTAGAAGAAAAAACACATTTTCGCGTATCAAATGTAATACCTACCCCTGGTATTTTTACAAATGCACGCGGTTCGACAAATGGAATTGTTGTAAACGACGATATATGGTTTGTAGTTCATTTGGTCAATTACGAAGATCGTCGCCATTATTATCATATTTTAGTGTGTTTGGACAAAAACACACATTTAGTCACAAAACATACCAAACCATTTACTTTCGACAATAACAAAGTGGAATATACTTTGGGTTTCGTATATGATAATCAAACGGACACATTTTTAATCGGATATAGCGTGATGGACTGTGAAACTAAAATGATGGTTATTCCGCGTAGCAAGATAATGTAATTATACGCACAGTGATAGAGGCGCCTCTTTACACCGACCATAGGTTTTACGATGCCATTGGCTAATTCCGTGTGTATCGATTCCTTCCATATGCTGTTTGGTTCCATATCCCTTGTTTTTATCGATTCCATAGCGTGTGACTAATTCTGGATGCTCTACACATAATTCCGCAATATAATCATCGCGGGCGACTTTAGCCAAAATGGATGCAGCTGCTATGGCTGTATATTTATTATCACCCCCTTCAATTGTTTCGTGTGGAATGACCCGAATTTCTTCGGTTTCTGCATCAAATTGTGTAAATGGTCGGAAATCATTACCATCGATAAGAAGAAACACTTTTTTAGGGTTCATATTTGTTGGTAAAATTTCGCGGATTGCATTGTGCATTCCTCGAAATACGGATTGGCGAATGTTAATTTCATCGACTACATCAGCCTCGATGTATTGGACGGACCAAGCCAGCGCATTGGATTTGATATATTCTGCGACTTCGCGAATTTTCTTGGTAGAATGGAATTTTTTCGAATCCTTCATCCATTCGTGATGAAACTCGCCATCTTTAGGTAAAATAGCGGCTCCCACATACAATCTACCAAACATGGGTCCTCTACCCGCTTCATCCACGCCAATTTCACATTCATTTTGAATATCGTAACAAGTATGTAGTATATTGGTCGACATGATTCGGTTTACTATGTCTCCCATATTGTTTAGACATATTCAATTTTGTTCTAATGAGGAATAAATGGTCAGGAGTTGGTATATCTAATATTTTCGTCCTATAGAATATATTAGTAAAACATAATAGGATGAAAGGAATTCAGTTATCGTCATTAAACGTATGTATGATGTGTCTATTGATAGTGGTTTTGGCTATTACCACATATAGTTATTACCGTCGTGAAGGTATGACTAGCATGCAAAATACTGTTTCAAGAGAATTATATGTGCCTTACAATGAATCACGACCTTTAGTGGTATTACAAAAGGTTGTTCAAAAAAATGAAGTTACCATGAAAGTTTATTACGATGAACTATATGGAAATATTGTTATTGCACCGATGATAACCGATACAACTATAGACAAAGTTGAATTTCAAGTTCTAAACCGTAGCGGTCAAGCAACTAAATATACTTCAGAGAACGGCAGTGCACCTGCTTCTTTGAAGAACGATATACAAAATATGACTTCAATTAAGCAATTGGGCTCTGATAGTAAGGATTTCTCTTGGTCATATGGACAACATGGTTTTGGAATCGTATATGTTACGTGGGATGCCCACACTATAATTTATACATTGGATACAGTCAAAGGAGTTATGGGTTCCGTTTATAATTCCGTGTATACATCTGCTCAGGCTTCTACCACAGTTGACCATTCCATTGAAGGATCGGAATTGAATACGATTGATACAAATACGGATGATTACAGCGCTGAAGCCAATCAGGTGGTTCAAATTCAGAATTTCAATGCTTATCAAATTACCAAAAATGTCTTTTACAATTACAATCAAGGTGTTATAGTTAAAAATGGTAATGGTTTTAATATCAACACAACCACATCCACGACAGGAAGTTCTGTCGAAAAGGATAATCTTAATCACGCCATGATTGTTACTACCAAATTACATAAAGGTGGTGTTCCTTCTGCAATTATAGTTGTGATTTCTTATACAAGTAGTGATATAATGTCACCTTATAAATTGTACACAACTGCACGTATTTCGGATAAAAAACACAACACTGCAAGTTTTCATAATCCTTTTAACAACAATACACTTTCTTCAACCAATAATGATGATGAATCTAACTCTAATTATATTTTGAAAACAGAAATCGTACCTCCGGTTTGCCCGGCGTGTCCATCTCCTTGTAATTTACCAACAACTTCTCCTGCACCAACAACCAGTTCTTCTGCGACAACTTCTCCTGCACCAACAACCAGTTCTTCTGCGACAACTTCTCCTGCACCAACAACAACCATTTCTCCTGGGACAATCTCTGGTGCACTAAGTAGTAGCGTAAAATCGGTTTCCGATGTAGCAGGAACTGCTGTAAGCACAGCAGGTGATGTTGCCGATAAGACCATCTCAACCGCGGGTGGATTAGCCAGTCAGGCTGGTACAGATGTAACGAATCTTGCAACTGGATTAACATCCGGTATTGAAGGGACTGTAACTGGATTAGGAAAAGACGTTGCTGACTTAGGTGATGGCGCAATTGGTGGAGTAACCACATTAGGTTCTGAAGCGGCGGGTTTGGCCAGCCAAACTGTCGGAACTGCTGGACATCTTGTTGGAAAAACGATCGATTCTGCGACCGGACTTGCATATAGTGCAGGAACTGGATTAACACATATGATGCAACCTGGTTACCACGGTCAACCTGGTTACAACGGCCAACTTGGTTACAACGGCCAACCTGGTTACTATGATCAACCAGGTTACTATGGCCAACCCGGTTACTATGGCCAACCTGGTTTCCAGGGTCAACAAATGTGCGGTCCTCCATCTTACCCTGCACAAACATCCAATTATATGCCTATCACAAATGATTTTTCACAATTTACATAAGTGAATAATGCGTTTAATCCATATTATAATTAAAATGGATTAAAGTAACACAGTGTTCTTTTATTACCATGGCCAAACAAAAGACACCCTTTGTAGATTATTCCGAATTATTACATAGAACACATATACAAGATGAAATAACCTCTTTATTACAAGGATTTGATGCAGGATGTTCAAATATACATTATAAAAAAGGGATCTATGTTTATGGCTCTTCGGGAACCGGTAAAACTGAATTTGTTATGAAATTGCTGAAAAAATTGGATTATGATATTGTAAAATATGATGCAGGAGATGTTCGTAATAAAGCATTAATCGACACGATTACTAGTAATAATGTATCAAACCGTAATGTATTGGATATGATGAAAGGAAAAAATAAAAAGATAGTCGTTGTTATGGATGAAATTGACGGAATGAATAATGGGGACAAAGGTGGTATTAATGCCCTTATTAAACTCATCAGACAAAAGAAAACGAAAAAGCAGCGTCTGGAGAGTATGACTATGAACCCTATTATTTGTATTGGGAATTACTATTCCGACAAAAAGATACGAGAATTGATGAAAGTGTGCAACACATTTGAATTGAAAAAACCGACACAACCGCAAATCAATACATTAATGGATACTATTCTACCAGCGAATGCATTGCGTGAAAATCGATCGATTTTGTTGAATTATGTACAAGGTGATATTCGCAAATTATCATTCTTAGAAAATTTATACAAAACAAAAGGTCATTTATTAACACCGCATGTATTAAATACCATATTTCAAATCAAATCATATAATGACGATGCGAAGACATTAACGCAACAATTAATTAACAAGAACATTCCATTTGATGAACATTGTGTTCGCGTAAACGATACAGATCGAACTATTGTAGCTCTCTTGTGGCATGAGAATATTCCGGATGCGATTGCAAATGTAAAAAATGATGCAAAATTACCTTTTTATGTGAAAATTATGGACAATATGTGTTTTGCTGATTATATTGATCGCATAACATTTCAAAACCAGATTTGGTTATTTAATGAAATGAGTTCTTTGATGAAGACGTTATATAATAACAAATTATACCATGAAGCTTTTCCAGAAAAAGAAAACACCTTTTTCCCTTCTGAAATACGATTTACCAAGGTTCTGACCAAATATTCGACGGAATATAACAATCAAACATTTATGAATAACTTGTGTCAAGAATTACATATGGATAAAAAAGATATGTGCGCATTTTTTCAAGAACTTCGTATGATGGGATTATATAATGCAGACGATCCGCAAATAACCACAGAATTACGACAAAACTATTCTGCAAAAATGGACGAATTGTTAGATAATTACACTATTACAAAATTAGATATTCGCAGATTGTATCGTTACTTGGATAAAAACGTAAAAAAAAATTCCTCAGTCGAGGATGATGCAGATGAACAATGTGAAGATGCATAATTATTATGTGTTAAATTTCTTTGTATCAACATTATATAGTAAAATGCAAAACGAAGTGAAAACTCTTGTAGAGTATGTGTGGATTGGCGGAGAACAAGAAGTTCGCTGTAAAACACGTGTAATGAGTGGTGAAATTACCACACTTGAACAATTACCCGTTTGGAATTTTGATGGAAGTTCCACCAAGCAAGCCGAGGGACATTATTCTGAGGTGTTAATTAATCCAGTGGCTCTGTTTTCCGATCCATTTAGAAAAGAACACCATAAAATAGTATTATGTGAGACATTGCATCCAGATGGAACCCCACATAAAACCAATCATCGCCATTGGGCAAATATGATATTCAATCAGGCTTTACACGAAAAACCGTGGTTTGGATTAGAACAAGAGTATTTTATGATGAATACCATTACGGGCAATCCTTTAGGAATAGAGGGTGCTGAAGAACAAGGTCAATACTACTGCAGTGCTGGCGCAAAAAATGCATTTGGTCGTGATATTGCAGAAGAGCATTTGGCGGCTTGTATTCACGCTGGTATTACAATTTCCGGCATCAATGCCGAGGTAGCACCCGGACAATGGGAATACCAAATTGGTCCCTGTGTGGGAATCGAAGAGGGTGACCATTTATGGATGGCCAGGTATTTGTTAGAACGTGTTGCCGAAAAACACGGCGTGAGCATTGATATTGAACCCAAACCAGTCAAGGGTGATTGGAATGGTTCCGGTTGTCACGCCAATTATAGCACCCAAAATATGCGCGAAGGATGCGGTGAAAAAAACGGATTAGAATATATCCACGAAGCCATCGAGAAACTGTCTGAAAATCACGCGGAACATATGAAAGTATATGGATTACATAACGATGAACGTATGAGTGGTGCCCATGAAACTGCAGATTATCATACATTCAGTAGTGGAATCGCCAATCGCGGTGCGTCTGTTCGTATTGGAAATGATGTATCTCGTGATAAAAAGGGATATTTCGAAGATCGTCGTCCCGGTTCGAACTGTGACCCCTATTTGGTCACAGGAATGTTGTTTAAAACGACTGTATTGTAATGAAAAAATCGTTATTTGATATTACATCATGATATTATATTAGGAATATTATGCTGAAAAATGCAGCATTGTTGGTTTGTGATTTACAGGTGCGGGCTATGAAAAATTTACATAACCCTTATCGATTAATCAAAAATACGAATATGTTGATTGGCGCAAGCCAGAACATACCTAATATAAAAACGTCGATTGCGGCGCAACTGCGTCCCGATATTCTAGGTCCCCTAACACCCGAGTTACAATTGAATGATATAAATGTCGTCTACGATAAAGACACTTATTCCATGGCACACGATACATTGTTTGAGGAGTTGGACAAACACCAGGTCAAAGATATTATTTTAACCGGTATGGAAATTCAATGGTGTATTAACCAAACGGTATATGATTTGACTAAGAAAGGTTTTCGCGTTCATATCCCAACCGACGCAGTCGGCAATAGTTTGTCTTATACTGAAAATCGCGACAATTTTAATCGATTACAGCAAAATGGCGCGTTTTTATGTTCATCTGATGGTATTATTTGTGAGCAATTGAGCCATTTTGATGAACAATCATCGAAATGGTATGTTCGGTATAAACGTGGGGAACAAAACAATCATCCTAGTGTGATTTACACCCAGCCCAATTTACCAGTTCCAAATATCCCGGATAATAAATAATTAATAATAGTAAAAATTGTTACGCTATATCGTAACAATTTTTGCGTTTTTTATAATAGACACTATTATATGGAGCCAAATAATACAGACTATATAAAAAAATTGGGTTGCAGCACGATCGCAACATTTACGGCAACATCACTTGTACATCCATTTGACGTATTGCGTATAATGCAGCAGGGAAATAAGACACCTGAAATGACATTTTCTGGTTTATATCGTGGATATAGTGTTGGATTGCTTAGGCAATGCACGTATTCGATTCCGAACGTATTGATGTACAGTGAATTGCAAAATATATATAGGGAGAAATACGGGTCTGACCCAACTTTCGCGATAAAATGTGGGTTTGGTATTACGTCAGGCTCGATTGGAGGATTTACTGGAACACCAAGTGAATTAATGATGATTCGTTCAATCAATCCCAATACATTAACGCCGGGTATTTTTCCTTCGATCAAAGCCATTTGGAGTCAATATGGAATTCGTGGATTTTTTCGCGGATATTCATACACCATCGCTAGGTCAGCCCTGTTTAACGGAGCAAGATTATCGGTCTATTCAGAAACAAAAAAGGAGATTTTACAACAATACCCGACATTGGAAGGAACGACTACGTCACACATAGTATCTGCACTGAGTGGAGCTTCTGCTGGAGTGGTCATCAGTAATCCTTTGGATGTGATTAAAACGCAGATACAAATGTATCCGGGGTCCAATCCATCCACGATTGTGCGAAACATCGCATCCGAAGGTCCTCTCGCATTTTACAAAGGATTTTTTCCGAGTTTAACCAAGTCTATACCTCATTCGGTGATTTCGTTTGTGATTTTAGAGCAACTTACGCGAATATGGATGGGTAAAGAGGTTATTTGAATGTGTACCGCTTAAATGTGTATAAAATTGACCGCCTTTTTTGTGTTGTATTCAATGTACAAAACAAAATCTTGAAATATGCAACTCAATAACTTTTACGAACGCGCTCTTTGGAACGAATGGAACCAATTGAAAAGGGACTTTCAGCAACGATCCATTCGCCAATTCTATTATCCACAACATATGGATACATATTACCAACTCGAATCAAAGTTGATAGTTATGCAAAGACAACAGGTATGTAACGCAAAACAACATTTTCATCACTTGGGTGATGGTGATGTGCGTTTGACGCAAGAACAACAACAAATTTGGAATGAAAAAACAAAAATTATAAAAGAACACCACAAAACAGTTTCGCAACACAACAAAGATGGCAAGTTGAAGGAATTCTTTGAAACCTTGAACGAATTAGAAGAAAACAGACTCCTTGTTATGATTGATATTCGCACTGCCTATATGGAAGAGATAAACAGACAAGAAGCAGCCGAGGCATTGATCATGATGCAAAAGCAAGAAATGGCAAACGAAAAGCGAAGACTCACAAACGAAAAGAAAAAACGTGCTCGCGAGGAAGCAAACGAAATTTCTCATCCCATACGTCGTTCAACACGAATTAGATAAAACAATGACAGAACGAGTGCTCGCATATTACCCTAGTTTAGATTTATTATTCTATTTAATTTAATTAAGTATATTTTTAATTATATATTATGCCTTTTTTGTATATAGACTATTTACATCACTATGACCCAATACAAACTCTATTTTGATGGGTGTAGCAAACAAAATCCGGGTCCGGCTGGTGCTGGCGCCGTATTATATGCAGAAGATGAGTCCGAAATCGACACCTATGTCGAGAATTTAGGACGCCAAACGAATAATTATTCCGAATACAATGGTCTCATTGGCGGTCTTCGTCTCGCCCTTGTACATAATATTGCGAATTTGGAGGTGTTTGGGGATAGTATGTTGGTCATCAAACAAATGCGCGGTGAATGGCGGGTGAAACATCCGTCTATACTACTCTTGTATAAAGAAGCACAAGAACTCGCAACAAAATTCACGTCCATTTCTTATACCCACGTATATCGCGACCAGAATAAACGCGCTGATGAACTATCCAATCAAGCATTGCTGTAGGTGACGAAGCCCCCTAATACCCCCACCCCTAAGACCTTAAATAAACACATAAAAAATAATTTTTACTCATAGAATAAAATATTTATTTATTATATAATTATTAATATGAAAAAAAGTAACTATGTTAATCATTTAGGGTTTGTTGCTATGATTATTTTAATTGCGATTATATATTTATTATATATACACCACTATAAATCTCCGGCAATTGATATAGAGCCTTCGTTATTATTTCGTGTTCTACAACCAGGAAGATATACAGGTGTATCTGAGTATAGTGGAACCGAGATTTATAAACACGGGCTTGTATGTAAGCATTCAGTTACTATTAGTAAAACAATAAATAATGGTATTGATGTAGTTAATAATGTTACAGCATATGATAAAATAACCAATAAATTAGAATATGAGGGTGTTCGTAAAGTGAGTTTTACATATAAACCCAATCATAAAAATAATTTATTTAAAATATCCCAATCATACATTAATGACAAATTAGTAAGTAGTTCATATGGATATGCTACCGGAAAAACAGAGAATAGTATATCATTTAATTTATCTGGTTCATGGCATATATCTAATAAAGATTATACAAATATGTATAATACTATTAGTAGAACTAATAATAATACAATTGATACTAAATTTACACATTTATCATTTATTGGATTAAATGAAATGGTAATGGATGAAAAATATACTATGATGTAAGTTAAACATATACATATTTATGTAAATAATTATATGTTTTTTTGTAAAAATTTAATACTTTAAAAACCCTTTTATAATTGTAAATGATTATACAATACAGGTCCCCACCCATTCCTTCGGAATGGGGCTTGGTTAGAGGAGGGATTTAAAGGGAACCTGGGTTCCCTTTACCAGGGTTCCCTTTATTCAATGATACGCCATCGGCGGACGGAAAATCGTATATATCCCGTTTCCATTCATCATCATATTCGCCATTTGTTTCTGTAATTTTGCGACAATGTCTTCCAATTCTTCTATTCGAATATTTTTTGTGTGTAATTCAACTTGTTGTCTTTTTATGGTTTCGACGATTTCGGCAGCATTCATTCGACGCGGCAATTTCCCGTGCTCATTTATCATAATCTGCGGCATTGTTTCTCGTTCGTGGTCCATATCAACAATTTGTTTCAACACATCTGGTTTATTACAAGGAGATCCAGGAAGATATTCAGCTAATGCGCGGTCAATATTCTCCATAAAAAAACTATATATGTCTTCTTCTTCTTTTTTGCGAATGAAATCGCGAACTTGGGCAGTGCATTCACGAAAATATTGTGGATTCTTGTTTTCTAACATTTTTCGTTTATCAAATGTATTGTGCTCGTGCGAAAATACCAATATAGTCTTTAAAGGATCCAGTTGCACCATAGGGATGGTGAAATCTTTTAAAAATGATTTTTCTTCCCCTAAACACGCGTGGTTTTCATATTGTGTTTGCATCAATAATGATTTTCGAAACGCAAACGTCCCTGCTGTTGCGTGATCCTCACCATAAGGTCCACACTGATACATTGTATGTAAATCGTATTTGTAATAAATAAACATTCTACTTGATCCCGCAATATCTTTGGTTGGATTTTGTAAAAGCATATCCACAGCGTGTGAAACACGTTCCGGTGGGTAATAATCATCGTCGTCCATATACACAATAATATCTCCTTTTGCTTTTTTGTGCATATAATTGCGCTTTTCGCCGAGGGGTATTTTTGTGTCTAATGCAAAATATTGTATTTGAGGAATGTTGGCTTGGACTATTAAATCCTCGATTTTGTCGGTCCCATCATCCACTATAATCCATTCCATTTGTTCTTTAGGATAGGTTTGATTGCGAAAACACGCAAGCATCGTTTGGATAAATGGTCTTCTATTAAATGTAGGTGTGCATATACTTACAAATGGGAGGTGCTTGTTGGTCTTTGGTTTCTTTTTTCCCATAATATTTTGGTTTACAAAATATTATTTAGATGGTTTGGAGGAGTATGTTTATTCATCTGGATTTATGATGTTCCATTCCTCTCATTCCTCTCATTCCTTCCATTCCTTCCATTCCTTCTTCTCGCACTCCTCCCATTCCTCGCTCTCTTCCTTCCATTCCTCGCTCTCTTCCTTCCATTCCTCTCATTCCTTCCATTCCTCGCTCTCCTTCCATTCCTCCCCTTCCTCGCTCTCCTTCTTCCATTCCTCCCCTTCCTCGCTCTCCTTCTTCCATTCCTCCCCTTCCTCGCTCTCCTTCTTCCATTCCTCCCATTCCTCCCATTTTAGCTCGTCTATGTTCATTAAACTCCGCCATATTAATAGTCCCCGTTCCCTTGGTCAAACTAGGCGTCAGAGATTGTATTTGACGATATTTGCGATAGGCAAACATAACAATCAAAACAATAATGATAATATTAATCATAATTAACCAAGTAAATAATTGTTTAAACGCTTGCTTTACAGATGATGTGCTGAATGCGCTCATACCAACTTTTCCTGCAATCGCATTCTGAAAATTGGCGCTATATGTTCCAATGCCTCCTAATAAAAGCAACACTATAATAATTTCGAACATATATGCCGTAATATAATTAATAATACGTTTAAAATAATGCCATAAATAGATCACTACAACAGATGGTCGCGTTGTTATATATTCCCACCAAGATGGTGATTCGTAATCAAAACATACATCACCCGCATTTATATCCGGACCAATTGGTGCAATATCTTCTGAAACACCGCTGAATATATTCATTGCATTAAATCCTTCATAATAAAAAACAGCAAAGAAAAAGTTCATCACCAAATATCCTATTAAAAATATCACTCCGAGGGGGATACTCACAGACGTAGTCCATCCTACATAGAAAAAGAGCAGGATGATATAAGGTACAAAAGTGAGCCAACCAAATAAATTATACAAATATTCGCCTATACCCGATTCTCTAAAAAAATAGTTTATGGCGAAAAAACTGATTGAAATAGCGGACGTGATATATAGTATTGAACTTGGTGAAATGTCGTGTTGCAGTGCTTTGAAGAAATCAACAATTAATATTGACTGAAAATCAGAGGAGACAAGTATCGCAAACATTACAAATAAGAATACGTAAATAATTGCATTCGGTATTTTTTGTTCGATTAAAGGAATGACTCCGTGTTTTACTTTGTTACTGATTGTAACCAATCCCCAATTTATCCATTCAACCAGTTTGATACTTGGTCCAAATGCACCATAAAGGGTTTCACTATAATCTTGTAATGAGGCTGTTTCAAATGTGTATCGTATTCCATCTTCCTTTTCTAAATAGAAAAAGACATAATACCAGTTATATACAAACATCCATACCGTCATTATAAATATAAACATCTGGGTTTGTTGCTGAAAAATATCAATTTCTTTTATTGTAGCTGTGCCTTGTGTTAATGCATTCGACATCTTTGTAATCACTTCTGTAAGGTTTTGATTAAATTCTAAAATGAATAATTCTATTGTTTTTTTAGCAAGAATCAAATAGCTTACTAGTGATTGGATGGTCATTTTTATTAAACCAGCTACTTCGGAAATAGATTTGGTCAAACCGCCCGTAAAATTGAGTGAATTCAAATATTTTAAATTTTGTGCGGAATCCAACCCCGCATCCATTTTTCCACTAACTAACCCAAACTCAGAACCAATTGAATTTAATTGCTCTATATCAGACGATAAATTGGACAATTCTGCCTTTAAATTTGATATTTCTGATCCTACCGATTTGGATACATTTGTTTCACTCTTGGAAGTCGCATTTAATTTATCGTCTATTTTATCTTGTAAGGTGGTTTTTGTAGGTGTGGTCGTAGGTGCTTTTGTCGTAGGTACTTTTGTCGTAGGTACTTTTGTCGTCGGCGCAGGCGATGTTGTTTCAAACCCTTCTTTATTATTTTCAAACAAGTCATCAAAAAACCCACTCAGTTTCATTCTATCTTTTTCTTTTTTTAGTGGTTTCGATTTATGTATTTTTGTTCGTGTCCATTGTGTATCTGCCATTATTCTATTGACCTATAATAGAATAAGAGAAATAACACGCTCTTTAATTATCGCGCATACATCATTCCGCAATTTCCTCCAATAAATGATAATACATTATATCGTTCTTCGAATACGTGCATATTGTAATTGTATTCATATAATGCCCACGATGGTTTTTGTGTAATCGAAATAGGATTTCCTTCAACATCGCACGCGACTTCTAAATTAGAGCCATCTTCATCGAATGGCGGTTGATATGTAGTAAATTCAAATTCGACGGTTTTAAAACGCGACGTATTAATCGCCCCTGAAGGTTGATAATCATAAGGAGTTGTATTTAAACAGAAATTATAACAAAACAAACCTTCTTTTGCAAATCCCTGTGTTCGTACATACTTTTCCACATAATCATATACCCCACGCGGTTGAGTCAATTCACGATATTCTCCAGACAAAAGAATACCAAATGTTTCCAATATATATTTTTGATTGGCTGCGCTATAATTCCCCGTAATATAGAGACCACTTATAGGGTCAAGAACAATATTCGATGGAATTGTTTCATAAGGCCAGTTTGTGAAATTCGACCACTCATTCCTCAAAAAAGCGTCATTTCTTTGAAAATACCACATCCAATTCGCAACCATTCCGGAAGAAGTATCCAATTTTACGCGTTTTGATCCAACCACATTCAAAAAATCATATTCAAATACATCTTTGACTAAATAAACTTGATCCTGCGCTGCGAATAACTCTTGTTCATCTGGAGACAAAAAACCATATGTGGATAATAAATGCACATCCGCATTCCATGTTAAGGACCTATTTTGATAATTATTACTCGATAAATCGATTGATGGGGGTGTTTGCAAAAAACGATACATTTGAAATTGGCTTTCATTGAAATTCGGTTGTACATAAGGAAAGCCTTCTGCTGAATTGAAGACATCGCGAACTTGAAACAACTGTTGGATTGGTCGCAATGTAACATTCACAATTAATTCATTATATTGCAGCGCGACCAATGGAAATGCACACCGACTATCTAAAGAAAACCATGTGTTCAATGGGATATATAATGTTCGACCTCGAATTGAAGGTTCTGCGCCTGCGGAATTGGTTGTATATTGTGCCGATGGGTATGTATGTTTTTGGTATGGAGAAGAAAATGTGCGCGTTGGATTATTCGCGGGATCCGTAAGTTCTGGGACATTTCCAGACATTGTGTCTATTAAAGCCTTCTTTTCTGCATCAAAATCACGGTTTATCATGGCGGTCAAATATTGACCCGAGTATTTTTGCAATAAAACCGACCCACAACTAATTTCAATTTCTTGGATGAGCTGTGTTCCAATATTGTCTATCCATTTGTAATCATAGGGTGAATATTGGTTTCCCGTTTGTTCAGATGGCGTCCATATTGGGCTCCATATATCGGGTAAATTTACCACTAAGTAAGTGTCCATTAACAAATCGCCATACCGCTTTACTTTAAATGTGTATTTAGACGGTTCTGTAATACGTAGGTCACGCATTCCGTCGAAATCAAGACGGAATTTCTGCAACCCAAAATTTGTATATTTGGAATATGCTGCCTTGAAAAATGTCTTTGTCGGATTTCCAGTCAATATTAGATTCGCACTACCTGTTGATACTATGTTCAATAATCCACCGGGCATTTGTTAAATATATACTAGTTAATTATATTTTTGTCTTTCTAATTCGATTTCGATAAATAGAATAAAATGTAATGTAAATCTCTGACCTTAATATAAATGGCCACATTTATCCATTATGTTTTTTTATTTGCGACCACGACTGCGATTGTATATATTCTCTACAAAATGATTCAAAAACGCCAAGGCGAAAAGGCCAGTTATAATCCACCCTACGTCAATACCCCCAATGATGCGCAAATGGCCCAATTAAATAAAATCGAAAATTCGGTGTCCGATAATGGATCTGGTATAGCCAATGCGCGATTTGATCCATCCAACAATAATTCACTACGCAATTTTTGTATTAAATCATCGTTTAATAGTGCCTACACCGGTGGATACGTAAATCGAGATATGGTCAAATTTGTATTAATGCGCGGATGTCGTTTCTTGGACTTTGAGGTATTTATAAAAGACAATGTTCCGATTGTTGCTTATTCTACTTCGACAGCGACTGATAGTTCCTTTAACCATTTCACATCGGAAGCACCAGCGATTTCTTTAGGCGGTGTCTTTTCTACCATCATGTCCAACGCTTTTAACGACAAATCGCCCAACCCAGCAGATCCCCTTTTTATCCATTTACGTATCAAATCTTATTTACCCACAGCATATTCCAGTGTAGCTGAAACCATACAAGGCAATCTAGGACCGAAACTGTATGCCGACGACAATGGGAATGCAATCCCCGTAAATCTCGATACACAGTTGAACTTACTTCAAGGTAAAGTCGTAATCATTGTGGACCAATTATCTTCGCCTGGATATGAAAAATATGCGACGTGTGGAAGTCAAAACCAATCTACGTGCACGGCGCTCTCCAAATATATTAACGCAAATAGTGGAACACAAAACTTTCGCATTTATAGAGAAGACGAATTATTATACCAATCGATTAATCCCCCTGATCCCGATGTCTATTTAATGCGTCTAGTTTTGCCCAATATTGGGTTTTTTAATAATGTATCGAATTCCGAGAGTTTGTATCTGATCAAAAACTATGGTGTCCAATTGGTCGCACAAGCATTTTACGAAAATAATCGTAATTTAGTCACATATGAAGAATTATTCAAAAATTTCCATAGCGCATTTGTTCCATTAAACCAAGCAATCACTTTTGCATCTTAATATGTCCAAGATTTCAATGAAATGATCCATACTTTTTTACATGTATAATATAAGTAAGATTCTTCTATTATGCCCAAAAAGCGAAACAAAACACAAAAACGTAAATTTACACCCGAAGAATGCACCGACCAAATGACGTTCCACGATTGTGAACTTGCGATTTTACGTCACGCAGTCGATGATAATGAGAAGGTTTTAGGAAACAAATTGGCCACAAGTGACGCAATTCGTGGTATGATCAAAATTGTCGAAGAATTTCTCATGCGTAAAAAACTGATTTGTTATGGTGGAACAGCCATTAATAATATATTGCCCAAATTCGCACAATTTTATGATCGTGATTACGAAGTTCCAGACTACGATTTCTTTTCCTCAAATGCAATGGATGACGCCAAAGAATTGGCCGATCTCTTTTACAAGGAGGGTTATTTAGATGTAGAAGCAAAATCGGGCGTTCATGAAGGAACCTATAAGGTCTTTGTGAATTTTATTCCCATGGCCGATATTACGTATATCCACAAAGATTTGTTTGATGCATTGTCCAAGGAAGCCATTTCCGTTGCTGGGATCAAATATGCACCACCCAATTTCCTTCGTATGAGTATGTATTTGGAATTGTCCAGACCCGCTGGCGACACCAGTCGATGGGAAAAAGTCCTTAAGCGTATGACCTTACTCAATGAATATCGCCCAATGAAAGTAGATTATGATTGCGAAGCTGTTGATTTCCAACGTAAAATGGAAGACGACACCGAAGAATCCGAAAAACTCTATCTAGTGGTACGCGATACATTCATTGAAATGGGTGTCGTATTCTTTGGTGGTTACGCCAGCAGTCTTTATTCGCGCTATATGCCCAAGAAAACCAAGAAAATAATCGAAAAAATACCGGATTTTGATGTTTTATCTGAAGACCCACAACGCACTGCGACTATTGTGGAAGAACGACTTGCTGATGCAGGTTTCAAAAATATTAAGATCATACATCACGATGCTATTGGCGAAATTGTTCCCGAACACATTGAAATCAGATACGACAAAGAATTGTTGGCGTTTATTTATAAACCCATTGCATGCCACAATTACAATACTATTCAAATTGGGCACCAAGAAATCAATGTCGCCACCATAGATACTATAATGAGCTTCTATTTAGCCTTTTTATATGCAGGTGCTGATTATTATTACAAAGACCGCATCTTATGTATGGCCAAATATTTGTTTGAAGTTGAACAAAAAAGCCGTCTTTCACAACGTGGATTGTTGAAACGCTTTGTCCCAAAATGCATTGGTGTCCAAGAAACCATGGAAAGCATTCGTGCGAAAAAATCCACTAAATTCGATGAATTGCGCGGAAAACGAGGAACTCGTGAATACGACGAAGTGTTTTTGAAATATATTCCTGGGGACAAAGATAAGAAGGACAAAAAGTCATCCGACGATAAAATAGACACATCTGAAAAAGAAGTGTCCAAGAAGAAGAAGAAGACACGCAAAACCTCTAAAAAGAAGGACAAACCCAAGACATCTAACCTGGGCAGACTTTTCGGAGTTTTGAAATAAACAAATTACGTACAAAAAATGAATGATTATACGTAATTTTACACACATATAACTTCATTTTGAAGTATAATAATCGGATTTGTTTGAATTGTTCTTATATTGCGATGAGCCAACCTGACCCCCTACCTATCCCTTCTATCGTCTGCCCTATCTTGCCACACGTCTCTTATATCTTCTCCAGTTTCCGTGATATAATATGAAGCTGGATGTGGATCTACCGGTTCTTTACTACAATAATCACGACAAAACGGACACATATTGTTCTTTCTTATTATTTTATCCAAACATTCTTTACAGGTTTGGTGTTTATTTTCGCAACCTGTTTCTACTATTTCCTTTTTATATTCATAACAAATATAACAATGTTGTAAACCCAAATCTTCTTCACATACAGGGCACTCTGTTTTATTATAAATGCAGTCATAACATAATTTATGTTTTGATTTACAACTTGATATGGTAATCATATTCATTTTTTCGCAATGAGCACATTTTCTATAATGTTTGTAAATATTAAATTGGTGTTTTTTGATTTCATATATTTTAACCTCAATATCACAAATAGCTTTATCATAAAAGCGTTCTTCCTGTTTTATTTCTTCATATTCTTCATCTGCTTCACGAAATACTTGTTCTATTCCTTCTCGAACTGCAAGTTCAATGGAAGGATTACGTATGAGCACTTTTCTTTTTGCGCGTTGCCATTCACAATATGCAGTATCTCGTATACAACCCAATTCTAATAATAGGGGTTGTATATGTTTGAAATATTTATTGTTCAAATAATTCTGATATTTCCAAAATTTTTTTTTAATATTGCGCAATTTTGTTCTATTGAAAATTGTATTAATGTTTATATCATAATATAATTTTTGAATACGATTGACTGGATCGTCAGGGAATTTATTTCGTAATTGTTCCATTTTACTATTTTGTAAGTTTTTCTGTTTAAAATAAATATAAAATATATTCAATTTTATAGGTCGAACCTATATAAAAATAACAGTCGTGGTTTGACTATACCATGTTTCCATTACATACACTTTTACTAGGAGTTATTCCCTTTTTACCTTTGCTGTTTGCCTATGATAATCATCAAACGCACGTTGCGGTGAATATTTCACAGGCCGCCTATTGCATGAACCCATTCAGTGAATGGGATTGCAAAACGTGTGATACGAATAATGATTATGAAAAGTTGATTGATAAAAGTGGGATGCAGGTAGTTCTGGGATACAACCACGAATATGGCGCCATTTTCGTAGGTTATCGTGGTTCAGAAAATATACAAAACTGGATTTCGAATTTACAGGTGTCCAAGATCTATCCTTATAGTGACGAAAACATCGCATTGGAAAAGGGGTTTTACAACTTGTTTCAATCATTGAAGCAGAATGTTTATTCAGTTATAGACAATTTAATTGATAAATATAAAACAAACCAGTTGTTCATCACCGGTCATTCGTTGGGCGCGGCTTTGGCTACAATCAATGCGTTTGACGTGAAATACCACAATGAACCCTACCAAATATTCACACTGATTACATTTGGTTCTCCGCGTGTTGGAAACACGGCGTTTGTCGATAAATTTAGTCAACTTGCAATTCCGTGCACACGAGTGACGCATTATTATGATGTGGTTCCTCACGTTCCAGAGAATTTCCTGGATTATTATCATGTTTCCCAGGAAGTGTGGTTCAACGAACCCAACAGTGAATACACAATATGTAACGATGGGGATAATAAGGAAGACTCACAATGTTCGGACACGTGTTCTCCTACAAAATGCACGAGTCTTTCGGATCATTTATTTTATATGAAAATCAATATGGGAGAAGGGGGGGACTGTTGGTAATCATCCATTTTGTTTGTAAAAAATATAATGCAATCATATTACATTGCATTATCATGTATTTTCCCATAATAAACCGTTTTACATGCAGCAAATCTCAATTGGTTCGTGTAAAAAATAGCATAAATCGTCGTAATATGAAAGCCATTCTGGATTATACAAATGAAAATCACAAAGATCATAAAACGAATTTCCACGAAATCTCCCAATTGTTTCATAATTTCAAAAACGAAATCATTGCTGTGAAATTGAGCGCGTTAAATATAAACAATCCCCAAAACGTGGAGAATTATTTACATAAAATTATGGATATATCCGTGAAAAATAACAACACTGTCTTGATTGACGCAGAAGATTTTGAAATCCAGGATAAAATAAACCATATTACCGACCAATTTATGGAACAATATAATCGGGATAAATTACGTATTTACAAGACATATCAGCTTTACCGCAATGATTACTTGGACATTCTCAGAAATGATATTACAAAAGAGCGCGATTATCACATTGGTTTTAAATTAGTCAGAGGTGCTTATTACAATCAAGACAAACCCTACAATATATTGTTTGACTCCCTTGCAGAAACCCACGCGAATTACAATGCCGGAATATCCCTTTTTGCAAATTCGTTCAAGACAGGTGATAAATTATTATGCGCCACTCATAACACAGAGAGCATTGAGATCGCGCTTCGATATATTCGAGAACAAAATCTGCACAAGGAAGTCGAATTCGCACAATTGATGGGGATGAGCGATAAACAATCGCAAAATTTAGCGCAAGAAAAATACACGGTATATAAATATGTTCCCTATGGCGATTTCAAAGATACTTTGCCCTATTTAATTCGTCGATTGTATGAAAATTATCCAATGATAATGAATGTTTGGAAATAATAAAATAATATAAACAGAACGCAATTAGAATAGGAAATAATGGACAAAGTTGATAAAAATCCCACTAACATAGAAATATATAATGGTGAAAATGTATATTTAATGGGTTCTTCTCTGTGTTTTTTGTTGCCCGGGGTGCACGCACTTTTCCGGAAAAAATATATGTTGTCGTCGATTTTGTTGGTCGGACCCTTGGTTTCATACAAATATTGGTCAAAACCTCGCAACAATGTATGGAGAACTGCCGATATGATTTGTGCAAATATCGGAATGGGATTATTTATGGGGAATAGTGCATGGAATATAAAACAACCCAATTACAAATACGCAATATATTCATTGTATTCATTCGGAGGCTTGTTTTACGCACTTGGTTCGCGCGAACATGAGAACCGAAACCAACATTGGTTTTTGTACCATGGTGCAATGCATGCCATGATGTGGCTTGGACATTCATTGAGTGTATGTGTGACCCACTAAATATATTTGTATCTGGATGTAGTTACAAATATATGTTATAATACACCGATGAAGATTTAAATCCGCACATCCACTTTTGGTGGATCACGTTTTAATTCATTTATCGGTAACGGTTACATTGAAAGAAATAAATAGTACGTCTTAGGGGTGTCGTGCAGCTCCGCTGCACTTGCCCTTCGGGCAATGGCGAATTTAAATCTTCAATGGTGTAAACTAAAAATATACTTCTTTCGTATTATTCAAGACTCCTGGAAAGCATTGGTGTAAAAAATCTCGCATTTTCTCACCCATTCTTTGTCGTCCATAATGTTTCTTCCACCATTCTTCGGGATGCATTTTGTCTTTCTTGGACAATAGTTTTTCAAGAGCCCCTTTCATATCGTGTTCATCCGTAAAAAGTTCTCCGGTCTCAGGAGTAATATATTTTGTCCCACACAAAATGGATTTATTCATCAAAACGGGTAATCCTTTTGTAATGCATTCCGGAACCACGCGTGGGGAAGCGTCATATACATTGGGCATAAAAAGCATTTTGCATTCGCGAATTTTTTCCTGAAACTCGTGATAGGGTAAGAAATCGGTGGTGGTGATTTTGTCGCCGTATTTTTCTTCGAGTCCGCACCCAACGCGACCCACCGCGAGAACACGAAGACCGAAATCGTTGATTAAAATGGGCAAGCATTTTTCGGCAAGGTCAAAATTGCGATTAATTGCGTTCCATCCATCTCTTGGACATTCATCGCCATGATCTTTCAAACACACATACAAAACATCATATTTTTTATCTTGTTTCGGTTCTTCGTCGACATTATAAAAATCGGATTCACTTATATTAACCAAATTGTGTGTATTCGGAGACAATCCATATTGACCCGGATTTGTGAAGCAACACATCCAATTTTTTATTTTCTTGGTATATTGGAAGTCGTCTGTGTGGTGGTATTTGTCTTCACTTACGTCATCAATTTGTTTTGGAAAGGATTTGTAGGCAGTAATTCCTGCAATACGAATACCATTGTCTAAATATTCTTGGTATGTATCTCGTGCATCGTCGTCGCGAAAGAAGGCTGAAATGAGAACCACTGGAACTATGTTTCCATTCTCATCACTCAAATAACGATAGGGGAATTTCGATTTCTCACGGTGTTCTGTTAATTGGTTATTCAAATACTCCATATTGGGGGAATTTCGATCTTGACCATCAAAACCCTCTCTTTCGTGGATGCACGCGGGCAACGGCAAAAAATAAAACGCGATGAATATTAAAATACAGCCCAGAAAAAAGAGGTGTATATTTCGCGTTTTTCTGAAATATTTGGGTAAAATCTTGGACAACATGTTATAAAGCAACTATATTATGTTGAGAAAATGTAAAATGTCTATATATTGCTTAACTTATGTGTGATTGTTTGTGACCCATAAAAAAGGGACCCAAATAACATACTTTTTAGAACAAGTCCCATGAAATTGAAATTACCATCTTCATGGTAAATAGTCAAAAAGGTAAAATGTTTTCGTAAAAGGGTGTTTATAATAGGCATTTGAAACACAAAATACAATACTGCGACGAAAATCGGTATTTGTAACTGACTAAACCAATCCTGGGAAGCGGCTTCACGAAATTTAGTTTGTTCGTGTTCCATCAATGCTTTTTCACTGGCGGCTTCGTATTCGCGAATATAGTCCGAAGTGAGTTTGACTTTCGGAACGTGATTGGGTCGTGCAGTAGCGTCTTGTTGGTAATCTAATGTATTTATAGGAATGTCGCGAGAGGGAAGGGCGTATTGCGGTTCTTCCACTGTCTGTCCGCGCTGTGGAGACGGTTCTGGTAAAGGCATTCCGCTAGGTGATTGCTCGGGAGGGTTATTCCCATAAGGATTGGGATGTATATTGATAGGCACATAATTGTTTTGACCAATTTCACCATTTTGAACCTGTTGATTTTGCTCTGCGTGTGCAGCCATATTTCCCTGCATTTGTTGAGGTATTTGCTGCTGTAAGGAAGATCCATTTGCTTGATAGGACGGTTGTTGCACCTGCATAGTAATATTTTCGGGAAGTTCGGCAATGCTGGTCGTTGAAGTGGACATAAAACTATACATTATTCCACCATCTAATCATGGAATAATGAGCGCACGCTATATTCAATCCAATTGAACAATTTGTTTTGTTTTATCGCACGGGGTGGCTGAATAATCATAAGTATAACATTGTTCACCATATTGATAAATTTTTCCGTCAATATCTCCTAAAATAGGACCTTTAAACGAAATACAATTTTTGTCGGTGCATACTTTGCGAAACAATGTAGCCATTCCTAGACCAAGTAAAATCGAAATAATAATTTTGCCTAAAGAAGAATGTAATAATCGCGCGAAATTCATAGTATAGACAATGAAAACTATACTATAAAGGACTATTTTTCCTTATTGCAAAAAAGCAACACGGTATTACAACTGCACCGGGGTTTTTGATATTTGTCCTGGTCCAGAAGGACAGTGCACCTGTTTTTCCTTGAATGAAAAGCATTGGTCCGCGCGGTCCTTATATAGAACGTGTTCCGCGTTGTCTGGAGTAGGATACACAATTATTTTGCGACGATCATCAAATGTGGAATATACGAAAAACATTCCAATTGCAAAACTCACTAAAAATGCACGTAGATCAATATATTTGGTTAATTTCATTCTATATACAGTATTACTATTATTCTATTGCAAAAAATAAAGGGAACCGAGTAAAGGGAACCTTGGTTCCCTTTAAATCCCTCCTCATGGTAAAGCGTCAGAAGGAATGGTGGGGGTAATAAGAGTGGGGGTCGTAAGGGGCTTCGCCACCTACCTACATTGCCTCTAACTTTGCCTGCTCTTTCTTCGCCTTCTGTTTCATACGCTTTTTCTTACTGGCAGAAATCTTATCAGGAGAGGGACCATTAACAGAAGACTTCTCTTGTTTATCCCCCTCTAAACGATAAACCAAACTATTCGGATCGTCCGTATTAAAAATATTGGGATTTTCAGCCATAAATTTGTCGTAAGCCGCCTGGCGCTCCTCCATATCACGTTTCATTTGTTCGGCTTTTTGTTGTTGTGCATTCATTGTAGGAGCGGCCGGAGTCATAGCCTTTTGCATTTGTGCAATAGCCGCTGGGTTCGGCATATTCGCACCCATACCTTTTGCTAAATTCTTGAACATGTCCCCCATATTTCCTCCATCACTACCAGTCATTGCTTTCATCTTACGCATCATATCTCCTGCCTCGCTCATCAATTCCTCACGAGAAATATCTCCCGACGCCATTTTTGCATTCAATTTGTCTCCGACATTCTTCATTAGACCTGTAATTTGTTGGGGGTTTTTCATGAGCTTAGCCAACACATCCTTAGTCGAACGTGCATTTCCCAAATCATCACCAAATGTTCCGGCCAAATCATTTCCTAAATCTTCCGCCAATTCTTGCGCCAATTTTCCGATCTTTCCGTCAAACATACCACGCAAATGATCATTTATACCAGCAAACTGGTCTTTTAAATCGCTAAATGCCTTTTTATCGTTGTTCGCATCTGATGGAGTAGCTTCGCTGTCGGATTTCGGTTCCTCCACGTTTTGAAAAAAAGATCCGATATTTTCCATAGCAGCCTCCATTTTAGTATGAAGTTCGTCTTGGTTCATTCCTTCAAACATATTGACTGCATCACCAAAATCCATCTTGTCTTTCATGGTTCCGACAACCAAAAATAATACAACTTGCAAATATTTCCAAACACTTTCGCGTGTTTGTTCGGTGATTCCATCACAATGATAGAGTAATTTAAAATCTACATCGGGTAAAAAATTCGTAGATGCCGTATTTTCTGCACTAAATAAACTCGCATCTTGGTTTAATATATCAAAAAAACGTTCCGGGTATACTTTGGAACAATGGGAAAACAAAGTTTGAAATTGTTCCTCACTTGTATCCGGGTTTCCCCATTTGTCCCACAAATATTTATATTCGGGAAAGGTGGTGGAAAGATCGGTGGTAAAATCGCAAATCGTTGCACGGAAATTTTCTGGTAGAGGTGTAGTATCCATTTGTAATGTATGAAGGTATATGAAATCCACGATTTAAACCCTTTCTGGTCCAAACTATAATTTATACAGAATAGTTTCTAAAGAATTCATATACGTTGGATGTTGTAATATAAAAATACCGAGACAGCCAGACAGAAATACCCGATAAACAAATAAGTCTCTCTATTATAACCAAAAGGGTAATTATGCAATTTTGGGTGCACCGAAAAAGAGAAATCGACGCAAAATCCTAAAATAAAATACGTCAATAGTTCTTTTCGTAAATCATCAGATACTTGTGTAGTAGTTCCCAATTTGATTGCACATATGGAAAAATAAAAAAGCGCGAAACAATCTTTCAAATATCCAAGAGTGTATTCCATTATATTGACTAAATATATTCTATGTGCACAATAGAAGAATGAACGAATTATTTTATCATATCATAACCAAATAATCGGAAATCTGGTTCATATATGGTATTAATCATTTCGATTGTTTGTTTGCTAAAATCAGAGACTGAGAAACGTTTGGTTGTTTTATTATGATGAATATTTAGATTAATGTCCATATTATATTGCTGCATCAAACCATTGAACTCATCTTTCAAATTTTCAAATTTTAGTATATGAATTTTTACATTACTTGGTTTATCAAAATATTTGTATTGTTCCGAATAATGACCACCTTTTGATATTCGGTTAATAATCGCAGTTTGGATATATTGGTTCATTTTAATCGCACATTTATTATCAGAATTGTTTTTGATTCCATAATCGTATCCACCTCCCCATTTACAATGATATTCCGACAAAATTCGGTTATATGGATTTCGAACAACCGCGAACCAATCAAATTTTGTTTGAATCGATTCCGGTATATAGTGAAAAAAAGTATGATGCTGAGCACCACGTTTGTCCGGTGTGTAATATTTTACCTGAAATCGTCCGAATCGGACGTCTTTTTTGATTGCACAATCTTCAATACTCGTCCCTCCCGTTTTTGTAATGTGAATAAATTTGAGAGATTTTTCCATTATTCCTAATTATATTATGATTATAATTATTTTACATACATTTTGATTTACGATCGCCAATGTTTTCCACAATCCAAACAGGTTACAAAGATAGTTGCGGGCTCATCTGCACTTCGTGTTTGCATTTCATAGTAAGTGCACCGTGATGACTTACATTTTTTGCATGTATACATATTCGTGGATGCCTGGATATTATCATCATATTTAGACGCATCGCGCTTCATTTTGCTCTCAATCAATGATTTCCATCGCCCTGGATTATATTCTTGGTGAGTCATAAAGGCCACGTTTTGTGGTGCAATCTCCTTGTTTTGTATTTGTTCCACTAAAGATGTATGTTTGATATTCATTACAATACTACGTAATCGGTCATTATACAGTTGCACGAAATGTGGATTTTCCCATTTTTTCACAATTTTTCGCCGAGACGCCTCTTTGATTGCATAATTAAATATTCCCTTTTCCATATTTATGATGTCGTCTCCCCCGATAGATTGCAATTGAGGAAACAATACGCGGTTGCGAACGTTTTCGCGAAAAGTAGTATGGTTCGTAATTTTGAACATAATATCAATATACTAATACATTGATATTATGGATTTAAATCAATTTTGTTATACATATTCTTCCTCCCATATTATAAATATTCTTCCTCCCAGATTATAAATATTCTTCCTCACTTAATTCACTCGTGCAATCCAACCCGTCTTCCTCCACCTTCATTTGAAGCGAAGTAAACACATTATTTATTTTTTTAGAAGCAACCGTCTTGGTTTTTCTAGTAGATTGGCGGCGCGGTGCTGGTGGTTCCCCATCCTCGTCCCCATCCTCATCCTCGCCTTCATCCTCATCCTCGCCTTCATCCTCATCCTCATCCTCATCCTCATCCTCATCCTCATCCTCATCACCGACAATAAATCCATCTTTAGCATATCCTTCTTTTGTTTTAGAAAGATCATCATCTTCATCCTCCTCATCATCTTCACTATCTTCCTCGCCAATATCCTCAAATCCCCCAAACAAATGTTCATAAATAGATCCCCACAATGATTTAGACAAACTCTTTGCTGAACCATCTGATTTTGTATTGATTAAAAGACAAGGTCCAAAATAAAGGGTTTCATCAACAGGAGGCGGAAGATCGTATTTATTTTCTTGACCAGCAGTTCCCTTGTCCTTTCCGTATAATTGAACACGGTGTGTCTTCCCGTCTAAATTTACTTCCCACGTATTATGTTTTTTAAAATCCTTGCTATTACGCTTCATACCAACTAGTTTATAATAGTTGGTTTTATCCATATTATCTTCTACATCAATCTCCTTGAGAGACCCATTTTTTTCAATAAGTATTCCAACAGGCATTTCTATATTGTTACTATTCTATTTAGTAATTGTTTATATTGATTTAATTAGTAAGTTACAAGGTTGATATGAATAATGTATAATATTGTAATACTATATATATAGTAGATTCATGACGAATAGTAAAAACCAACGTTCGATTTATAGTCCCAAGGGATCTAAACGTGTATCTCGACGTCATAGATACAAAGCGCCGTCTAGGATGTATGGCGGTGTACCACAAATGGATGGAGAGGGAAATCCTATAACAACTCCTCGTGCAAAAATTACAAGCAATGCAGATGAGAGTGAAGATAGTGAAGAACAAACAAATAATACTGAATCCGAGAATACAAATGCACAACAACCAAAAGAAGAACAGGGAATTATGTCTAGAATTGGTGACATAATTACAGGTGCAGCGGGAGAAGCAAAAGAAAGTGTGATTAACGAGGGAACTGAATTAATGGGGTCATCTGAAACTGACAAGACCGAAACTGATAATGCCGAAACTGATAATGCCGAAACTGATAATGCCGAAACTGATAATGCCGAAACTGATAATATGGATAGAAACCAAGAATCTACTCCTTCGCCAAATATGGAAACAAAAATTCAAGAATTGGAAACAAAAAATCAAGAATTGGAAACAAAAATTCAAACTTTAAACACCAACAATCAAAACCAGGTACAAGAAATAAAAGATTTACACGTTCAATTACAACAATCAAAAGACAACGAAGCAAACGCTTTGCGAGCTCACATAAGTAGTCTTACTTCTAACCCGCCGAATGTAGACGAGTCTAGTTTTTCACAATCTGAAAACGAATATACCCCATTGAGCACTGATAATATAGAGAAACCGGACACAACAGAGAACTCATTTGTACCGACGGATCCTAATACAGAAGAGGCCAACGAAACTAATATTCCACCTCCCCTTGAATCTGGAAGCGATCCAATTGAATCTGAAAACGAATTGAACCCATCGAGTAATGATAATATAGAGACAGAAGAGAATCCATTTGTACAGGCGGATCCTAATACAGAAGAGGCTGTCGCATCTAATATTCCACCACCCATTGACCCCCCTCGCCAAACCGGTGGCGGAAAAAAACGCACAACACGACGAAGATATAAAAAGGGGTCACGTAATTAATATGTGTTTAATAAAACAAAATGAATTCTAGTCACCTGCTATACACAATATAAAATGTGGTTATGGACGATTGTATCATCATTGCTCATTATATTTATCATCGACAATTTAGTCAATTACTTTAAAGATACATACACAACCAAAAAAACCAAAGATGTTGTTGGATTTCACATACAAAAATACCAAACTATTATGGATGAGCTACAAGAAACCAATGAAAAAGAAAAAGAGGATTGGTTGCGCAAATTAAGCGAAGCGGAAACACAATCTACACCCAAAGATAAAACGGGTTTAACTGAAGTTGACTTACGCACAATGGATGAAGATTTGTCTGATTTTATCAACCGCCAAATGAAGTCATAATTAATTTATGGAAATGATTTAAACATTTTACGCGTGATAATAGTATTAGTCATGAATTCTCTTACTATGAACCAAATCACTGCGATTATGAAACGGTTCCCCTCTTTTGAACTTTCCTATGAAACAATTTCACATAAGAAAGTTTCCAATGAATATCAAGTTACTTTAGCTATTCCTTACGGAAGGAAGGCTTTTATATGGTTCACATTTTATCGTGATACAAATGTATGTTTTTGTATGGAATTGAACCGTGAAAAACAGGTCACGGTAATGAAAACAATCCCAGTTCCTCATATTCCAAATAATATTTCCTATGGAACGATTTTATATGGTTCCATATGTGAAATCGAAGAAAAAGGGGATTTCTTCGTGATTGAGGATGTTATGTATGCAAAAGGAATCTTTTTAGCGAAACAATCGTTTTCTGAAAAAATGGGTTTTTTGAAAACACTAATGGATCAAAACCCAGTGTTGTTTGTTGAAAATGCCGAACTTCCCATCGTGTGTCCGGTTATGTGGTCAATTACAGAAGAAAATCCAGATCGGGTTTCGGATGCGTGGTCTGAACGCATTCCTTATCAAATCCACCATTTGCAACACCGGTCTTTACATACGATTGTTCCTTACATAAATATACCGATGTCTCGCAGTGTTTTACCGCCCCTATCCAAGTCTGGATTACCTGCGGGTATTGAGGATTTTTTGTTTATCCCTCCGCAATTACCCCGTTTTCATTTTGGAAAACCACAATTCAATATGACTACCGTTTTCGAGATAAAAGCGGACTTGCAAAATGATATTTATCATTTATACGCATTCGGTAAGGGTTCGGAACGCATTTATTGTGGAATTGCCTACATTCCGAGTGTAAAAACCAGTTATTTTATGAACCATTTATTTCGTAATATTAAAGAAAACCGAAATTTGGATGCTTTAGAAGAGAGTGATGATGAAGATGATTTTCAGGATGTGCGTATCGATAAATATGTTGATCTAAAGAAGACGGTTTCGGTTGAATGTATGTTTCATAGTAAGTTTAAGCGATGGGTTCCATTGAAGGTGGCCGAAGGAGCACGGGGGAAAATTGTACATATTCGACAACTCTGTTAAGGAGTAGGGATTTAAAGGGAACCTGGGTTCATTTTATGAGGAGGGATTTAAAGGGAACCTGGGTTCATTTTATGAGGAGGGATTTAAAGGGAACCTGGGTTCATTTTATGAGGAGGGATTTAAAGGGAACCTGGGTTCATTTTATGAGGAGGGATTTAAAGGGAACCTGGGTTCATTTTATGAGGAGGGATTTAAAGGGAACCTGGGTTCATTTTATGAGGAGGGATTTAAAGGGAACCTGGGTTCATTTTATGAGGAGGGATTTAAAGGGAACCTGGGTTCCCTTTATTTGTAGGCATAGTATATATAATACAATGCCTGCTCCAATTAATACATCAAACGATGTCCTTCCACCATACAAAAGTGCTATGGATCCAATTTCCGATTTATCGCGTGGAACATATAACGCCAGTGATTACGGAGAAAGATGGACAAGTCATCCTGGATCTCTTTTACCTAGTGGAATGATCGGTGGTAAAAGACGTACCAGACGACACAAAAAAAAAGTTCGTTTTACAAAAAAACGTAAAACTGCGACCAATAAAAAGAGACGCGGTAGAAAGACAAGGGGGAAACGATAAATACAGCCATTTTTATTCGTGTTTTGTTCGCTGCACATTCCGCTGTTGATTATTGGAAACCGTTTCCAATATACGAATGTGTTTTTGGGTATATTTCCCGTAAAGTTGTTTTGTGCGCAGCGCCTTCGCTCGTTTCGTTCGACGGGGGAGCAATAATTTGTCTTCCAACATGTCGTAATCGTAAATATTGAATATGATGTATTCTTGTTTCACCATTTCTATCTCTAATCAATTTTATTACTCGGCGTATACAATCATTATATTTTTAACGCGAATTATATGTTAAAAATATATTATATAATAATAATGGAAGAATTTCACACAAAATATGATAATAGCATTCAACACCCTGAAGCATTTTGGGGAATGGTTGCAAAAGAACAAATCGAATGGTTTGCACCCTTCACTAAAGTAACTTCTGGCGAATTCAACGACGGTTCATCGCAGTGGTTTTTAGACGGAAAACTCAATGTGTCTTATAATTGCATAGACAGACACATTCAAACCAATCCAGACAAAACAGCCATCATTTGGGAGCGCGATGAAATAACCCATGAATCACAACACATTTCCTACCAAGAATTGGGCGATAAAGTAGCCAAAATAGCCAATGTGTTGAAGTCAAATGGTGTGAAAAAGGGCGATGTAGTGACTATCTATATGCCTATGGTCCCCGAATTACCCATGACTATGCTCGCGTGCGCACGTATCGGTGCAGTCCATTCTATTGTTTTTGCTGGATTTTCGGCAGAAGCATTGCAAAGCCGATTAGAAGATTGCAATAGCCAGTTCTTAATTGTCCAAGATACAGGCATTCGTGGAGGCAAAATAACACCACTCTTGGACATTACACAAAAAGCATTACATTCCATGAATAAGAAACCATTGCTACTTTTATGGGGAAATGTCCAAGAAGATCCTTCTTATATAGTCCTGGAAACTGCATTGGAATCCGCAAAATCAACGTGTCCTTGTGAATGGATGGACAGTGAAGACCCACTGTTCATTTTATATACATCCGGAAGCACTGGAAAACCCAAGGGTGTTGTCCATAGCACAGGAGGATATTTAGTGAATACGGCCTTAACTACAAAAAATAATTTCGATGTCCAAGAAAATGATATATTCTGTTGTGTTGCCGATTGTGGGTGGATTACCGGACACACCTACATCGTCTACGGACCCCTCTGCTTAGGCACAACCACGGTTCTCTTTGAAAGTGTGCCCACCTACCCGAACCCATATCGTTACTGGGACTTGGTGCAAAAACATAAAGTCACACAGTTTTATACTGCCCCCACAGCCATACGCGCTCTAATGCGGTATGATACGGAACCCATCAACGAATATGATTTGTCTTCCCTACGTATTCTGGGTTCCGTGGGAGAACCGATTAATCCGGAAGCGTGGAAATGGTATTATCAACACATCGGTCGCGAGAAGTGTGTTTTGGTAGATACGTATTGGCAAACGGAAACCGGGGCTCATTTAGCGACAAATTTACCCCATATTATGAAAATGAAACCCGGGTCTTGTGCCCTTCCTTGTTATGGAATCGACTTCGCGATATTGGACCCTGTTTCTGGAAATGAATTAGATGGACCCAATGTAGAAGGTGTTTTGTGTATCAGAGGTGCTTGGCCCAGCATGGCTCGAACCATATACGGTGATCACGAACGGTTCCTCTCTATTTATATGCACCCCTATCCTGGTTATTATTTCACGGGTGATGGATGCAAACGCGATGAAGACGGTTATTATTTTATTACTGGACGCGTTGATGACGTCATTAATCCATCCGGTCATCGCATTGGAACGGCCGAAGTGGAATCCGCTTTAGTCGCGTGTGAAGAAGTGAGCGAGGCGGCGGTAGTTGGATTTCCCCACGAAGTCAAGGGAGAAGGTATATGTTGTTTTGTCGTTCTGGGCTCGCAATACAAAAGTAATAATGATTTAACGAAAACCTTAAAACTCGCTGTTCGCAATGCAATCGGCCCTTTTGCTACTCCCGACCGCATTCTTTATACGGATTTACCCAAAACGCGTTCAGGAAAAATAATGCGTCGTATTTTGCGCAAGATTGCCGCAGGAGAAGAAGACGCTATTGGCGATGTAAGCACGTTGGCGGACCCCCATATTGTTCCCCATATTATTGCGTTATACAAAGGGAACCCAGGTTCCCTTTAGATCCCTCCTTCGCAGGTTATAATGCAAAGACTAATCCTCGCCCATATCCAAATCCTTGATGGAAATCAGGCATTTTTTTTGTAAAACGGGATGTGCATCCTTATTTCCAGAGCCGCGAGGTTCAAATACTTTGGTCCATGTTTTGTCCGTTTTCCAATCCAAAGACATTCCTTGATATCGCACACTGTCCATAGACAGTATTCGATAATTGCATTTCCGATAAAACGTTTTTCTCTGCCTCCATTGGTTTTGAAAGATGTCGTGTCTATCCACAATATCCACCACTACAGGATTGTCGTGGCGCACGCGTAATATACGCCCCACTGATTGGGTAATGTCCGTTTTAGGCGAAGCCATTAACAAAACAGACAATGTTTTGATGTCTAATGCTTCCGACGCCATCGCATACGTCGCCAACACGATTTGTTTTCCCTCGGTTTCTTGCAAAGCAGACTGCTTCATTCCACCCACATAATAGCCCACACTGGCGAACCCGCGATGAACAATAGCCTCATACAAATATTTCAACAGAGAACGATTGTGACATAAAACCATAATTTGAGCATCATCTTTGCGCGTTTGACTTTCTTTCACCAAATCACCCAATACGCGAACAATAAAATCGCTTCGAGGACCGAAATCCGACAATTTCGAAATCATGGTGCTATATTTCGCTTGACCTCGAAAATCATATTCCGTTTCATTGAACTGTGGATCCGATGAAATATATTCAATGGCGCGAACGCACACAGGGTCATCATTCTCGCGCTCCTCTTTGTATATCTTAGGACCAATAAACATATATAAAACATCCGTTAATTTGTCTTTTCTATCCACGGTGGCGGAAATACCGAGCATATTTGGACTTAACACACGCAACAATGTTTTGGAGAACTGCTCGCTCCCAATGCGGTGAACCTCATCCACAATAGTCAAACCGAAACTATCAAAGGCGTTTTCGGGCAAAGCGCGATCGTATAAAGTTTGCAACATTCCAATAACCAAGTCTTTTCCTTCCACGTCAAATACAGGTCCTTGTATCTTGCCGATTTTGGCTCCAGGCAAGAATTCATTTGCACGCTCAATCCATTGGTTCATTAAGAACTCTTTATGCACGATAATTAAAGTCTTTTTTTTTAGGAGACTAATGAGTTTCAAAGAAAGTACGGTTTTTCCTCTTCCGCACGGGACCTCGAGTATGCCTCCACCGCCAATTTGTTCAGATCCACTGCATATGGGTTGTGAAACGTGTTTCATATACACATCCACTATATTGTCTTGATAATCACGTAGAGGTTTAGGGAAATCTACAGAAATCGCGACTCCTTGTGTGATTTCGGATTTGTTTGGTAGTCCATATCGTTGAATTCCATAAAATCGAGGAATGTATATTTTCTTCGCATTTTCGCGATACACGGGAAATGCACCCTCGTCTTGTGCGCCTGGGGCACCATAAGAGGGTCCAATTGTGACTGGTTTCATAAATAAATCTTTGTGCAGAAATTCGACTTCTTCTTCGCTGAGTATTTCACGAGGAATAGTATATCCTTTTTTGCCCAAATAAGACGATTCACGTATTTTTTCGCGGTCTTGGTCGGAAACTTTTGCCGGTTTCGCCGCCTCCTTTTTTTTCGCGTGTAACATTTGGCGTCGTTTCCATTGGACACTCATAATCAAATGGTATAAGTTGGGTCTTTACTTGTCTACTAACATTATGTTTATATATTTTTCAATTTTATCTCATATCAAACCGGCGTGGATGTGTAGGTCTTGAACTTCACTCCCTGAAAATATCTGAATATCCTATATAATGAAATTACAATCGCTCTTGAATTCGATAAAAATATCGGAAGCGCTTGTGTTTGCCGTATTCGCAATGTATTTAGTATTACCCATTTCGACCCCAACGTGGATGTCTCCTTACATTGAATCTCCCCTAGGTCTTGTGGCGATTTTCTGTATTACCGTTTCTCTCTTTTTATATTCACATCCTGTTTTAGCCGTTTTATATATCTTTGTTGCTTATACTCTTTTACGTCGCAGCGCGGTTGTGCATAGTAAGACATCCTATATTCAATATACAAATACACCCGAAGAATATGCAATCGAAATCAAACAAGAGATCGAAGATGGAACGCCTCCACACGAAGAGCCCAGAAATGCAGATGTAGGTGCAAAACAACCGGTTACTTTAGAAGAACAAATTGTAATGGAGAAATCACCTATCGGTCACAGCGAACCCGCTGCTTTTGTAAAAAGCTCGTTTAAACCGGTGATGACTAATGTTGGAACTGCATCAGAAATATAGATCATTGTAATTTAGAAATGTGGATTGGCGTTTCTGTTTATTTGAACCAAGATGTATCGGCGTCACTATAATCGATTGTTATTATATACTTTATAATATATAAACCATATAATATGTTTCAAGAAGATTCACTCGATATTGCGGACTTAATCGATAATATAAAGCAATGTACATCACCCCAAGAGCTACTTGGATATTTATTCCAGATACCGTGGGATAATGTATTTACATTGTTCGTACCAGTCAACTTTCAAAACCGTCATTCTGTTGTAACGGAATCACCGCCACTATTATTAAGCTTAATAAAAAAAGAAGAAGAAAACTATAATGTACAAATCTCAGGAAAACGTGCTGCGGCATTGACCAGTTATAATACCAATTTTATAAATGGTTTAAAATTTTCAGTGATAAATTTTTTGGAAGTCCGAGGTATAGAATATATTAAAGCGAAAGAGGAAAGAGATAAAACAGTTGATTCTCTCAAGACTACATTACAATCCCACTTAAATAAAGGAACGGTGAAACCATCATTGTATATGATGGAGATAAATGAAGTCCCCGAATTAATCGATATTAAATTACAATATACTCAACTTGGAGCATTAATTATGTGGAACGCAGAAATTCCACACGATTTGTCGTCGTTGGATGCACAGACACTATCATTAATTAATGATAGAATCAGAAAACATACTCGGGGATTGAGTGATATGTATGAGGTGGCGGGAAAACCCGTCAAATATACGGAAAACACTGCGTCCGAATTATGTTTATATATGTTGAACCGCACATTTGTTCCGCGATGCGTTCAAATAAACGGTAAAACCGAATTGCAAATTGGACATCGTGAGGTTGGTCATGGAATATTTCCGTCAATTTATAATAAATCAAAAGTGTTATTAACTTCTGATGCGAACAATACAGGCAATGTTGAATTTAGCCAAGTTCTTCGAGATAGTCTATATAATATAAATGGAAAAATAGCTCCTTTTTTAAACATGGATGCTGGTTCTGCACCAACACAAATTGGTTTTCAAGAATCGATGGGAGCACGTGACAAACTTTATGAAGGTAATTCAGTGAAAAAACTAAATAAACCGGTTCAAATAACTGTATATAGTCCTACCGGTATACCCATGCTTCAGATTCAATCGGATGCAGAATTCACCGGATACACAGTAAATATTTACAATGACGATGGTAGTGCAACACACGCGGGGAACATAACCAATTTATCTATTACAAATGTAATAGAAATTGTAAATACCGTTCCCGACCTGTTTAAGTTTAACGCTTCATTATTAAAATCGCTAGGTGATCTTCTTCCGTATCTAATAGTATGCTTACTAATATCACTAGAATCTGATGAGATGAATACGACAAACGTAATGGGCTCAATTGATTATAGTATGATATTTCAATTATTAGGAAATGTTAGATATATTAAAGATGGTCATGATAAGACTGCAGCCCTAAATCAACTCACAATACTAACGGGTGTGAATATGGAAAATACAAACACATATTTCCCATGGTCGGCATATGAGAAGCGTGTATATAGAACATTATTATACATGTATTCAGGCGTGGATAATGATATAATACAGAATTATAAGAAAGTTAAGCAAGAAATATATAATCTTATTATGGGGTATACCGCTCAGCATAAACTGACGCAAAATGTAAGTGACTATTTGGCTCATATATGCATTGATAATTTAGTTGCTTGTGAAAAAGCACTTAAAGATGGCAATTTCCCTGATTCACCGAAATTGATCGAAGATTTGAATATTATATTACAAAAATTACCAACACTGGATCTTGATGATATTAGTATTTTTGAACATGATGAAGAAGATGAACTCCCTGATGTATCGGTAGAGATAGACGATTTGGACTATGTTTTGGCCAAAAGGATTTCTCTTAAAAAAGAAGAAGACATACCAGTATCACCTCCATTGATGTTGCCGATTCGTACTAACGATCAGACGGCGAAACCGAAACCGAAACCGAAACAGAAACCGATTAAATCGAGTCGGCCCACGATGGCACTGAGCACAAAATCTGGGGCACTGAGCACAAAATCTGGAACACCATATTATAAATCTAAAAAGGGGAATGGTACGACGAATAAAAAGGGGAGGAAACTCGGCGGTAAATGCAGAAAAACAATACGAAAAAGATAATAATCTTAACTATATACATCAGTGTAAAAATGATGTATATTATAACTCGCATAAATATTTGTCTTCGTGAAAATATGTTCCACACAGGTTCATCATGGTATTATTGTCTTGTAAAATAATAATTTCATTGTTAATATTGTATAATACATCGTGTAATTGACTATTCGAATTCAGAACCCACGCGATTTCATCAAAACCAAAATTTGCGGTTGATATGACCAAGTCATTATTCTCAACTTGGTATGATTTTAATATTTCAAGATCATCAAAAAATCCAAAGTATTCATTGGTATTTTGTTCATAATCGTGAAGTATATTATTATTTGTAGTTTCTTCAATAATAGCACCATATTTTCCCCAATGTACACTATTCCCGTATCCCTTTGGTGTTAAAATTCGTTTGTGAATAATGGATTTTTCATCAATTTTACTATTATGTAATTTATGTTTCACATCAGTTAATGTGGTTGTTAATTCGCCAATAAAATAAATGCCGAAAAATAATTCCATCATCAATATGACCGCATTCGAAAAATTCGGTTCTTTTTTGTATTGAGTTGTGGATTTGAAAATTAAAGTTGTGATTAATTCCCATGTGGTAGACGATCTTAATTCTTTGGATAAAAATTTATTGGGTATAATCTTAATAGCGAATAACATAATTACTACAATTACAATAGCATAGATTACGGGTTTAATAAATCCATTAAATATTCCCTTTACAACAATAGTAAAATCAGATTCGTCTGGTATATAAGCTAAAGCATATTTATTTAAATATAATGGCCTTGTAAATTGAGCATTTATTCTACTTTTAACAACCGAAAAATATCCTATACAAATATCATATGTACCATTTTCTACTAAATCATAGGCCTCGTTCATAGACATACTATTATTTTTATCATTAACATAAGTTTCATTATAACCTTGAATTATTTTGTTTTCAACTAATTTGTGTTTGATATTACCCCACATTTCGTATAATAATCCAGAATATTTTGTAATTTCCTCGCCATTTTTGGCGATTGTTTTATTTTCGATTACAAAAGGTGGAGCAATATAAAGTAATACCTTGAGTTCCATAATAAGTTATATTTACATATTATTCAAATTGCCTACTTAATATCCAATCCTGGAATGAAGGCCTTGTTCATTTTCTTGGATTGAATAATAATATAACAAACAGTGTAAAATATAGCCCCTGTTATACCGATCAATAATTGGAGTGCCGAATTATCTGCATCACTGAATGTTCCAGTCAATATTAATATTAACGGAATAATTCCGAAAACAACCGTCAATGCAAAATCAACATAATAAACACGATCTTCTTTGTCTGCCTGGCTTAAAAATTTTTTCCCAAACACCATACTGATTATAAAGAGGTATGAATCTGGTATAATAACATAGGTAAGTGCAGTCAATATCGCAAAGACGATAAACATCATTATTGTTTTGAAAGAATTTTGTTGTGCTTGCGATTCCAATATTTCACTGGCCAAGGGTAAATTAAACGCAGCCGTTTCCGTAGAATCAATGGGAGCATACTCACATTCCATCCATTGTCCAGGGACATCTTTACCTATAATAGAATACGTTTTGTTATACATATCAAAATTTGCAATATTATTTTGTAACGTCATAAGTTGTGTGCTATTTATATCAATCGGATTTGTATAAACAATTACTGTTTTTCCTGGATTTAAATCCACACTATTATATTGAATATATTCGGCTTGTGGATCGTCTCTTCTATAAATGTCGCTGTTTAAATCCACTGTATTTGTTGTCTTATTGTCTTTTACAGCTTGAAAGATAGTATCTACCTGGCAGCCAGGAATCGTATCGGCCACCAAATTCAGCAAATAACATATGTACAATACTTTGTCTCCATTAGTGTCGTAATTCTGTATAATCAATTCGCCACTTGGGCATCCTTGGACATTGTGTAATTTGTATTGGGAACCTGATGCACCACTAACTATCCATAATTTATTCGCCTTGTATTCCGTTGTCACATTATTTTCGGTATAAGTAATATTGGAAGACGCAGAACGTGAGCACATTGCCGAAATACAATTCAAACCGGATTCTTGCACAATATCAGTGAGTCCCATGGGAAGATAATTCATAGTAAGACTTTTTGAAGTATCTTTTGTTTGAGATAAATTAAAACCATCTTTTGTGCATGTAGTCATAATGTAGTAATTTATGTATATATTACTACATGATAATGTATTTATGCATCCATTAAATAATTCGCTTTTCCATGGTCATTGTAACATCCACTCTGTTTGGCTATTTCAAAACCCTCTTCAAAAGTAATGTAATCGTATTTTTTGTCCGAATTATCAATCGGGTCGTGCGCAGAAGGATCTCTAAAGTCTCCCCAACGACTTATACCGTTCCAATATCCGTAAAATACCATTCCTTCGTCGACTGTTGCGTGACGAAGAAGGTCTCCTAACCAAACTACCTTGAATGCGGTCATTAATGCTAAATTGTTTCTTATATTCATAATTACATTATAATGATTTTTTCTTATTCTTCGAGTTCAACTATGCGTGTATTTACTTTTTTCGTATTATGTTGACCTTCTTCGTTGATAGATATATCAAATGTATCGATTCCTACTTGATCCTTGCTAAGTGGCTGCGTATTTGCACTAAATACGCTTGCATTTGCATTCACATTCGCAACTAGCTGTTTTAATTTGGTTTTATTCTCATTGTCTACTGTTTCTCTCTTTGCAATTTTGCCGTCAAATGTGTTTCTAGCCTTATCGGTTTTTGCATTTCCCAAGTTTGTTCTTTCACTCTCGTCAACCTCACTCTTACTCTCGTCAACCTCACTCTTACTCTCGTCAACCTCACTCTTACTCTCGTCATATATTGATTGAATCGCCAAATTTAATTGGCCCATTAACTTGTTCAATTCCGTCTCATTAATAGACATTTGTAATATGTCTGCATAATATTTGATGCAAGAGAACAAGTATGTTTCTCTTGAACATTACCAAGGGATGTAGGAATAAAGTGCATTTTCGTAAATTGTCGCCCGGAATGTATCTTTATAACCTTCTACATACGCTACATCGCCGTTGGAAATTTCGTCACATCCTAAATCCGAAGTGCAGCTTCGGCCTTTCACACTCACGGGTAATTTTGTGTTAATATTTCCTGCACTATTCGTCATAGTATAATATTGGTATTTATCTCTCGCACTCGTGCTTTTGCGACCCATTAAAGGTAAAATTAGGTCTCCATGTCCGTTTTCTCGTGTTAAAATCCCCAATTGACTATAATTGGCCTCATAACCGCGCGTTTTTATGTTGATTGGGATGCCACGCTGTCCGTAATCGTTTTCGTATTTTAAGGGAGGCGCATATTCACTTTGTAAAGGACGTACATCGTGTGATGATGTTGTTGCTAAAGCAGCGGGTAATATTTGAACTGGGGGTGCAAGAATAGTAACGGGTTTTGTGGTATTTACTTGTTGTGTCGCTTTCACAATGGTAGTATAATACAAATAGGTCACAGTAACTAATAGGACAAAAGACAAGAATAGTGTCATATTTTCAATACAAAATAGACCAGGAATACATTTTTTTGTGCTACGAACCATGTGTATATTATAAGGGAACAGATTATGATATTAGTAAAAAGGAACACTCCAATCACCTCCTTGTTCATTCTCGCCGTTTGCCCATTTAGACCATCGTTCACTTGGAACAACTGTTCCGAAAAAACGATCAAGACCTTGTCGCATTTGATGACCCGAGCAACCATATGTGTTGGCCCAGTCGTTCATAGTCTTGTGGTATGTAACTCCATTTACAGTTCCTTTACACGTGAAACATTTTTGTGTCACCGAATTACTCCATTGTGTAATATAAAATCCTGACATGGCAAATACTAATTCGTTAATGGGAACCACAACTGCTTCATAGACGAAATTGACGATTGGTTGCAAATCAATCCCGAAAACGGCTCTAATCAGGACAATGGGTAGTTCAATAAATATTCCGTATATAAGGCCGAAAATTAGATCTGTAATGTAATATCGAGTGCATTCACCATTCCAAAAACTCACAAATTTTTCCCATCCACAATCAAATAATATTCCTGTTACTTTGAGTGAATCGTCAAATCCCGAATTGAATTCCTTGCTTGCACAATAAATATGATTGTTTATCCCGGTCCGCAGTTTCGTCGCAGCTTCCATCACTGTCGCCCATATTGCAGTTATAGCCATTAAATAGAGTAAATATCGTAAAGTACCTTCCATCACATTCGTAAGCCCGAGAGAATCAGCTAAACCTCCTTCGACATCGGCAACCGCTCCTTCCGCATCAGCAATACCTCCCTCGACATCGGCAACGCCTCCTTCGACGTCGCTAAGAATCCCCGTGGTGTCACTTACGGCTCCTTCGACATCACTAATTATCGTTGCTGCAACAACTTCTGCAACTGGTGCTATTAAAAGAAACGCCATTTATTATGAATTAGGTATATATTGATGATAGAATATATACCTACTCGCTCCTCGCGGATGTATCAAAATCATTTTTTGTTAGTTGGGGGACTTTTGTTTCCATATCGTTCATAATTTCGTGAAACTGGTCTCCCATCCCGGACAATGTTGTAATCATTGCAAGCTGTTTGTTCAAAACATCCTTTACTTTTTTCTTTTTGTCGTCATCTTTAATAGTGTCTGCCGTTTTTAAAGCACTCTGTATCTTTTCTTGCATAGACCCCATATTTTGACTGACTTTGTCCATTTTATCCTTTGCTGCAGCTGGTTTGTCTGTATCATCTAAATTGTGTATATCGACAAGATCGGTCAAATCTTTTTCGGTAAAAGATGGTTTGGTAAGATCGGGTTTCTTCACTTCTTCTTCATCGCCTTCAAATCCCTCGCGAAATTGATATTCGGAGCTAAATCGAATAATATTCGGAATGACTATGGCTACAAACAAAATAACAATCATATTTTTACTAAAAAACGATGTTAAAAATCCGATAATCAACATAAATACCACATATAGTTGTCGATTCGTCATTACATAAGAATACATATTCACCACGGCAATCATTAAGAGGCCATATAATATGGCGCTGTTGTTTAACATTTTAATTGAACCTATATTGTGCTCCATTTTTTTCACAATATTTTTGAACATCGTATAATTAGTATGTAGATTATTATACTATATGTAAGAACACGTCACCATTAATCTTCTTCGACCCCATTATCTTCTTCGACCCCATTATCTTCTTCGACCCCATTATCTTCGACCCCATTATCTTCTTCGACTCCATTATCTTCGATTGCATCATCCATATATTGAAATGGAACTTGTTCTCTGCCATAAATATCCAAAATCTCTTTTACGACTTCCTCGCGTTGTATATCTTTATGTTCAAACTCGAAACTACTAATACTCGATGAACGACATCCACGAAATTTGTCTAAAAAATCTTCTAAACCATTTTGGTCGGTTACTTTATCGTGTTGGTCTAAATCACCTGTAACAACTAATCGACTACCATCTCCAATACGTGTTAAGAGCATTTTCATTTGTGATACAGTGGAGTTTTGCATTTCATCCGCCACAATCCAGCAATTTTTAAAGGTGCGTCCACGCATATATCCTAAAGGAGCAATTTCGATGACTTTCTCTTCCAGTAACTCCGATACTTCTTTGGGGTGCATAAATTGATATAATACATCATATATAGGACGTACCCATGGGGCCATCTTATCTTCCAATGTTCCGGGTAAAAATCCTAAATCTTCATCAACAGAAACAGAAGGACGTGTGAAAATAAGTTTTTCACACCGACCAAGTAAAAAATTCCGAACCCCAAATTCAGTCGCAAACATGGTTTTACCCGTTCCTGCTGGACCAGTTGCTAATATGATTTTCTTAGCTTTTGATCGCAACATAGAAACATAAATTTCTTGACTCCGTGTTTTGGGTGTAGTGAATTTTTGGTCAAACAAGTCACGCTCTTTTTGAGACAAATATTGCATGTTCTCATATACCGATCTTTGCTCTTTAACAGTAGCTGGATGTTCGCTATTATATTCATTTAAGAGCTCCTTTTCAACTTGCCGTTTTTGTTTTCGACCTTTACGTCTTGGTTCCCCCGTTTCTGCATTTGTGCTAAACTTATCCATCTCCTTATATGTATATTAGGAAATGAAAAACGCAGATATTACACTGGTATTATCATATTTGCACCAAAATTATCATTCATATTTACTAAATATGAATTTGTTTAGAAATTGTCGCTAAACAGAAATGCGTTTTGATCATCTTCTTTGTTGGCCAGAGCATATTCCGAATTTGTGCGTTCGAAAAAATTCACTTTTGATTCTACGCTAATAAGTTCCATAAAATCGAAGGGATTTTGACTATTGTATATTTTTCTGCAACCCAATTGAAGACATAGGCGGTCTGCCACAAATTCGATATATTTAGTCATCATATTCGCATTCATTCCAATCATTTTGCACGGAATCGCTATTGTAATAAACTCGGTTTCAATTGCAACCGCTTCTTTAATAATTTCGTGGATTTGTGTTTCAGAAAGCTGATTTTGCAATTTACTATACAACAAAACGGCAAATTCTGTGTGAAGAGCCTCGTCACGACTAATTAACTCATTCGAAAATGTTAATCCTGGAAGTAATCCACGTTTCTTAATCCAATAAATCGACGCAAATGAAGAGGAGAAGAAAATCCCTTCAATCGCCGCAAAGGCAACCAGACGTGCACTAAACGGAGATTGTTCGTCTGTAATCCACTTGTTTGCCCATTCTGCTTTTTTTGCAATACACGGGAAATTATCTATTGCGTGAAAAAAATATTCCTTTTGCTTTTTATCACTAATATACGTATCTATGAGGAGACTATACATTTCTGAATGTATATTTTCCATTGCAATTTGAAATCCATAAAAACTACGGGCTTCTGCGATTTGCACATCTTTCATAAACCGAACGGCCAAATTTTCTAAGACAATTCCATCTGAAGCTGCGAAAAATGCTAACACAGTGGATATGAATTTTCGCTCATCAGGACTTAACTCTCTCCAATCGGTAAGATCTTTAGACAGATCGACTTCCTCTGCACGCCAAAAACAGTCAATTTGTTTTTTATATAACTCCCATATGTCTTGGTGTTGTATCGGAAACATTACAAAACGGTCATTACTAGGTGTCAACAATAATTCACTCTTGTTCATTTACGAAGAACTCTTCAAATATATATAGAATGTAGACGTTAATTATCTAAATCGATTTGTATTATACCAATTTATTGCAAAATCGTCCATTTTAGTAAATAAAAATATAAAATTATAATATCGTTGTAATATATTTTTATCTTGTTATGAATAAATCAACATTAAACCATACAGAAACCGCTATATTGTATTGCAATACGTATTCTTTTTCTTCACATTATGATAATATGCACCATATTGAACTATCATCATTGCGCTATGCAATAATGTTTTGTAAAACATCAGAGTATCCATTCGAATTGTTAGAAACGAATTTACAAAATAAGTATTGCAATGTGGCAACTGAAAATGATTACTTACATATCCAAGATGAAAATTGTATCGTGGGGCGTCTCACCAGTATTTCACCGTCCAAAATGTCCATCCATAAACTGAATAACATATATTGTACGGAAATTTGTCCAATTAGTCATATTGCAAAGAATATTCATTGGAGTATAACAAATTGTGAATATATATGCGCGACATCGCTCAAAATACGTGCGTCAGTTCGTATATCTTACACATTCTATACAAGTTGTGAATATGAAAATGTATTTGCATTTTCGAATTCAATTCCCGAAATCATAGAAACGCCAGAAATCATAGAAACGCCAGAAATCATAGAAACGCCAGAAATCATAGAAACGCCAGAAATCATAGAAACGCCAGAAATCATAGAAACGCCACAGACGCCAGTTCCGTCTCTGATTCCTGAAGATTTTGATTGGAATACATATTATGAATTAAACCCAGATATATCGCGCGTGTTTTCTACTAAGCAAGAGGCAATTCGACATTATTTACATTCAGGCATTCGAGAATGCAGACGTTATAAATATAATAACGTTCCTGGTGATTTTGATTGGAAAATTTATTTAAATCTAAATCCAGATATAAATTCTGTAATTACTGACCGTATTAAGGCAATTCATCATTATGACCAATATGGCTACAAAGAGAATCGGAGATATAAATATATTCATATACCGCCGAATTTTCAATGGGAAATTTACTTGGAGCTAAATCCCGATGTAAAAGCAATTGTATCAGATAATAATGGTGCTCTTCGTCATTATGAGCGAAATGGGTATAAGGAAAACCGAGCATATCAATATTCTAATACTCCGGATGACTTTGATTGGGAATTTTATTTAGCATTAAACGCGGATGTAAAACAAAGCTGTAGAACACGTCTTGACGCCACCAAACATTATCATAATTATGGGAAAAGGGAGAAACGACGATATAATTTAGAACATCTACCCGACGATTTTGATTGCGATACATATGTAGCTCTAAATCCGGATATTCCTTGTCGCTTTTTACATACCGACAGTTCAGTGAAATTGCATTATGAGCTATATGGTCGTGTCGCGTCAAGAAAATATAAAATTCATAGAACAAATGTTCCGGTTGATTTCAATTGGAAACTGTATCAAGAATTGAATCCAAATCTTGATCTAAAATCCGAATTGAATGCAGTTATTCATTATAATACAATTGGGTATTATAAACAATTAATATATAAGTACGAAGATATGGAGATAAATAACCAAATGGAAAAGAATAATTATTTAAACCAACCTTTTCTATTTCATAAATATATTTTGGACGTAGCATCTCCGAATAATGAATTATGCTATTCTATCATTAAAAACGGCTCAACGACTAACCTTTTAGTCACTCATTTGCATTGCTATAATATAGATTTATTTGGCGATTTTTATAACGAGTATATTGATTCACTTCTCAAAATCTCTGACGTGATTGTCACGTATTCCATTGGAACAAACATACCCGAGCATACAAACATCACAGTTCTTCAAATTAATAATCAAGGAATGGATATTGGCGGAAAATACAATGCAATTGCCTATTTGAAATACATTCAACATCCATATAAACATATTCTGTTTTTGCATTCGAAAACGGATGAACATACGCGCAAATTGTATTGGCGCCCTCTTCTCGAAAACTTGGACAAAATACAGAATATGACGTCAGACAGTGAAAATGATCATATTGGTATTTGGACACCGCCACTTATTTACATGGGCGATTACAATCATTGTTTATATACGCATCACCACGCCGACCCCACCAAATTAAATCCTCGTTGGAATCCCGGGAATATATGGTATATGAACGACTTTGACGAATATATGGGATTTCATAGTAATAACAAATTTTTCCCTGAGGGAAATTGTTTCGTAGCGAAGCGCGAACTTGCCGAAGCGTTGTATTCAGACAAAGACATGTATAATTTATTGAATACAATGACTTCGTTTGATGCGGTATGGATCAAGGCGTGGTATGGTGATATACAAAATCGCAATGTGGGGACAAATATTTATGAAATATATGATTTTTATACATCAAATAAAGAAATATTGAATTTGCATCCAAATAACACGAAATTAGGGCATTTGGGATATAGAGACAATATGATTGAACATTGCTATGAACGCATTGTATTTAAAATGGCTCAAAAACTTGGCTATGATGTTCATATTATGCCTCCAATCGGTCTACAAGAACCAAGCGAAACACACAAACAATTTAATCGATTATTGAATAGATACTTTAAAACAAAGGAATTAGAGTAAGGGGGCACATTCGGACCCTTTACTAGTAGGAGGGATTTAAAGGGAACACGTGTTCCCTTTACCGGGTTCCCTTTACAAAATTATACAAATGAATGAAATTATTCAAATAATAGACGATTTTTCCACTCCCACTAATCATCTTGGACTGGTAGATACTGTTGCCGCGTCCAATATAGCAAATTTGTCCGTTGTCTTTATATTCGAAACGTCTTTTGTGTGAAAAATTCTCATTGAATTCTTTCGCCAAATATTGCCCCTGCTGAAATGCGACTTGTGCGGTCGGTGGATAACTCGACGCCGCACAATCTCCCATCGCATATATATGCTTTGTATTTTCAACGCGCAAATCATCACCTACTGGTATGCCCCGTTGATTTTCCAATCCCAATACCTCATTGATTTTTCGTGTAAAAGGTGTGGCATGAATACCCCCACACCAAATAGCGAGGTCAAACGGAACCTCTGATTTCCCCTTTATTTCTATTTGCTTTTCTTGGATTTTTGTAACCACGCTTTTGAAATGCATTGTTACATTCTCTTTTTCCCATAGCTCGATTGCCTTATTGGAAAGACCCACATCAAACGACGACAAGGGACGTTCCGTCGCATCAATAGCGACAACCTTGTATTTTTCATAATCCATTAAGATTCCTATCAACTCACTGCCAGTTAATCCGCAGCCAATCACAGCGACTGTCGCACCATTATTCAAGTGTTTGATACGCGCACGCAATTCAGTATCGTGTTCGGTCGTTTTCAAAAAATGTGTATATTCTTGGACTCCTTGTATCCCAAACGTATTTACATCCGCCCCATGAGCGAATACTAAATACTTATATGGATGTTCTTCTTGGTCAATAGTCAAAAGACATTGTTTTGCGATATTGATGTCATTGACCTGTTTCGTATGAAAGGAGAATTTTTTATTCATAGATTTATGATGGACGGTGATATTGTATCCGTGTCGCACATTTTGCGCCAAATAGGGCGTATATAGAAACGCATCTTGGTCAGATATAACATGAACATCGTATTTTTGCGTGTCTATTTCCTGTAAAAATCCAATAGATGCCCACCCAAATCCAATAATTGTGATTTTATTGTCGCTCTTGGACATTTTATTTGGTTATTTTACTATGAGATAGTATTTTATTCAAATAAAACATGGTTCTACTCACATATGGAACTTCCGGATTTCGTGCGCAACACAAGCAAATCTCAGACATTTCAGAGAAAATTGGGTTTGCTTTAGCCTGTGCCGTTGTCCGTGAGAAAAAATCGTTTGGTATTATGATTACCGCCTCTCACAATCATTATGACGATAATGGTGTAAAAATTGTGGATCATCAAGGACATATGATTAATAAACAAACTGAAGATCATATAATACAAGATATGCAGCAAGGATATGCAAACCAACTAGAAGGTGCTTGTTCAGAGGAAACCAAAGACGACCTATATCATGACCAAATAGCCATACAAATCGGTTATGATTCACGAGAAAGTAGCCCCGACATATCCAATCTGATTGTAAAAGGAATTCGGTTGGTTCATCCGAGATTTCCCCTAGTCATTACGCCTTATATTACAACCCCCCATCTGCATTTTATATTTTCCGACCAAGGTCATCAAATTAGTTATTCCAATTTTGTTCGAAACAGCGACACTTTTGTGGATTATCCGTGTATCTTGGACTGTGCTCACGGAATTGGTGCAAAACTTATGCTGGAAGTTCTTTCTCCTTCGTCTTCGGTCACCTTAATCAACACAGATTGGGAAGACACAAAAAAACTGAATGAAAATTGTAGTTCTGATTACGTTTGCACATACAAACAATTACCCTTGTGCGAATATCCCGATGGATTGAACAACAAATCGCCCACATTGCGCGCCTCTCTAGACGGAGATGCAGATCGTGTGGTATTTTATTACGTGGAACCAGTCACATATAATTTACAAATTTTGAATGGGGATTATATTGCCGCGCTAATTTTCCGCTATTTAGCCCGTGTTTTGACGAATGTCCAAGATCTATCCATAGGTTTCGTGTATACCGGATACACCAACTCGGCGTGTGTCGATTACATAAAATCCCTTCCTTTTCCTGAAAATGTGTCCGTTTCTTGCGTATGCACCGCAACTGGTGTAAAACATCTACACGCAGAAGCGGAAAAATACGATATTGGCGTATATTTTGAACAAAATGGGCACGGAAATGTGTTATTTCGACATTATCCTTCTTGCTTAGATATATTGGCTACATTATATCACCCAAACATCGGTGATGGCGTACTCGATTTATATTCCACACTCTATATTCTACAAACTTTGGAAATGAATGTCCAAGATTGGCGACAACTATACACCGAAAAACACGTGAAAATGAGTAAAATCGAGGTTCCCGATAAGAACCTTTTTTCTTGCACCCCAAACGAGTTGGAATTGGTGGAACCCGCACATATTCAACATTATATAGGGCGGTTGAAAGCTGCTGCACCTTACCCATTTCGTGCATTCGTCCGCGCATCGGGCACTGAAAATGTTGTTCGTTTATTTGTTGAGAGCACAGATGCTAATGCAATTGAAATTGTTACATATAAAATAACCCAATATATCAAACGGACTATGAATAATGCCCACTATGAAAGCAAAGGTTCGACGTTTCTACTTCGACCCCTTAAAGTCCAAGATTTAGGAGAAACATTTTATGAACTTCTTGGACAATTGACGAAAATGGATGTAGAGAAAATGGACGAAGAACAATCGTCGTCATTGTTCCAACGTTTAGACAACCATCATCGCATCTATGTTTTGGAGGAAGAAGATACATGTCGGGTCATTGGATCAGGAACTCTCTTGATCGAAGAGAAATTTCTGCGAAATTACGGCAAAGTCGGACATATCGAGGACATTGTCGTACATTCGGATTTTCGGGGATATGGTTTAGGCAAAGTAATGGTTGATTTTCTAACGAAACAGGCAAAATTAGCTGATTGTTATAAATGTATCTTGGACTGTGGAGAAAGCAACGTCGCATTTTATGAAAAATGCGATTATGAACGAAAGGGAGTGCAAATGGCGATCTACTGGTAGGGGGCGTAGCCCCCTACGACCCCCCACCCATTCCTTCGGAATGGGGCTTGGTTAGAGGAGTGATTTAAAGGGAACCTGGGTTCCTTTTATAGCTAAGGGCCTCTAATTGTTCCTTGGTATTGATTCCCGTAATCTCCAAGTTCTGTTCTTTAGGCAAATGATACATAGCCATCTTCATACACTCCTTTTGACGAATAATTTCAAAAATATCCGTCAAATAATACTCCTCTTGTGCATTCTCATTGGTAATCATCGGCAAATAATCACAAAGCAAACCGATATGAAACGCATAAATTCCCGCATTAATCACTTGGATTTCTCGCTGCGCATCTGAACAATCCTTTTCTTCCACGATTTTTTCGAAGTTTCCGTCTTCATCACAAACAATCCGACCATATCCTTTAGGCATTTCGACAGTAGAAGTCATCAACGTGACCGGTGCATTTTCCTCCATCATAGATTTGATCGTGCTCGATTGAAGCAGTGGTACGTCGCCTGATAAAATAACAACCTGGTCATTTGTTGGTTGTCCCAATAAGTAAGGACGCGCGCATTGAATTGCGTGACCAGTTCCAAGTGCTTCAGGTTGATTTACAAAACACAATCCGTCAATGTCCAAGTATTGAGAAAGTGTTTCGCGGATAATGGGTTCATATTTACCCACAACAATGTAAATCATTTTTGGAGCCAACTGCAGAGCACTTTCTAAAACATGAACCAGCATCGGTTTTTCGTGCAAACAATGAAGAACCTTGGGTATTTCAGATTGCATACGCTTTCCCAATCCACCTGCTAAAATAATTACCGACAAATTCGACATTTTTCTTTTATATATAATGTAAAGTGAGATATTGATACTATGTTGTCTAAAGAAGATAAGTGCACTTATTTTGACTACCAATTTTATTTGAAAACATACACTGATTTAATCAAGGCCGGAATTAGTACAGAAGAAGCAGCGTTTATACATTACACACAATTTGGTTTAGCGGAAGGCAGAACTGGTTCTTTATACGAAATGCAGTATACAATGAAAAAGAATACGGTAAAAGTAAAAGAACAATATAATTCATTTAAACCAAATTTGTCTACTGCACCAGAAAACAAAATCACTATTTTGGTTCGAACAAGTGATCGACCTAACCATTTTGCAAAATGTATTCAAAGCATTTTTGAACAGTCATATCAAAACTTCCATATTTTTGTATGTTACGATAAAATACCGTCTTTAGACTATTTGGAATGTTACGAAAAGAACACACAAATCACGTATTTTCCAGTATATGTGAAAAGTGACGAAAAATACAAATTTAATTTGTATTGCAATAAATTGTTGAATAAAGTCCAAGACGGACACATATTATTTTTAGATGATGACGACATGTTAGTTCATAATCATGTATTGGCTATATTGAATGATGAAATTGGTCAATGCAAAGATAGTACTACTCATGAAAATCTGATTGTTGGCCAATTTATGCGTGCAGACAAATTAATTTATCCGAAAGACATTACCAGTGATATGGTATTGGGTGAAATTACAGCATCATCTGTATGCTTTCATCATTCATTCAAACATAACATCAAATGGGACGATAAACAATGTGGAGATTTCCGTTTTTTTAGTCAAGTTTTAAATCATTTACCGCGTTCCATTATAAAGCAAACAAATTATATTATTGCATCCACACAATTTGATAATAAAATTGGGCATTATGGTGAGAGCGAGTAAAATGTCGTTAAAATATATTGTATCACACTTATTTATACAAATATGTGTGGTATTTGTGGATTTATTGGCGAAAAACACGCATTTTTACAAATATTTAAAGGTTTAGAACAATTGCAAAATCGCGGTTATGATTCGGCTGGTATTTCGGTCATTGACCAAGGTAAAATAAAAACGCACAAATATGCGAGCACAGACACGTCAAGTGCGTTAGTGAAATTGTCCGAATTTCAAAAAGTATATGAAGGAAGTCAACTAGGTATTGGACATACACGCTGGGCAACACATGGTGCAAAGACAGACACAAATTCGCATCCCCATTTGTCTCAAGACGGCTTATTTTCTTTGGTTCACAATGGCATCATCGAAAATTTTCAAGAAATCAAAGTGTTTTTGAGCGAACATAATATCAGTTTAATATCTCAAACAGACACGGAAGTTATTGTGAATTTAATCGCGTATTATTTTGGGGAGTGTGGTGATGTAATCCAGGCAATAAAACAATCTACAGAGAAACTCACTGGAACATGGGGTATTGCTGTATTGTATAAGAATGAATCCAACAAAATGTATTGCACTCGCCACGGAAGTCCTTTATTGGTTGGTGTAGATGGTGTGAATGCAATGGTGACGAGCGAACAAAGTGGGTTTTGCAATCAATTTAGTAAATATATTGTGCTGAACAATCACGACGTTTGCGTTTTAACACAAAATGAAGAAACCAAACAAATCGAAGTGGCTACAAAAGACAATTATAATGCGAAGAATGCGTTGAATGTGAATGGAGCATTAACACCTGATCCATATCCTCATTGGACCATTAAAGAAATCAATGAACAAATTGATTCATCAATGCGCGCAATCAGTTTAGGTGGTCGGTTGCTTTCCACGAATGAAGTCAAATTGGGTGGATTGTATGAACGACAACAAGAACTGATGGAATTGGACAATATGATTTTATTAGGATGCGGTACTTCCTATCACGCAGGTATGATTGGTGTCCAGTTTTTGAAAGATTTGGGTGATTTTAATAGCGTTCAGCTATTCGACGGAGCCGAATTCTGTGCAGCAGATATTCCGAAAAAAGGTAAAACGGGACTGATTTTATTATCACAATCTGGCGAAACCAAGGATTTACATCGATGTATTGAAATTGCCCACGAGCACGAATTATTTATGATTGGTGTGGTGAATGTGGTGGATTCACTTATCGCACGTGAAGTCCATTGCGGGTGTTATTTAAATGCGGGACGTGAAGTTGCCGTTGCAAGCACCAAAGCATACACTTCCCAAGTAATTATATTGTCTATGATCGCAATTTGGTTTGCGCAAGTGAAGGATATTCATTCACTAAAACGTGATCGTATGTTGAAAGATTTGCGTGCATTGTATGTGGATATTGAGAATAGTATTCAATCAACAGAGATGCAAATACGCGAGGAAATTGTTCCCTTGTTTGAAGACAAGAAGAGTTGTTTTCTGTTAGGCAAGGGAAAATGTGAAAGCATTGCGCGTGAAGGAGCATTGAAAATTAAGGAAATCTCTTATATCCATGCAGAGGGTTATTCTACGAGTAGCTTAAAACACGGACCCTTTGCCCTTTTGGAAAAAGATTTTCCTGTGATATTGATTGCCCCCGACGATGAACATTATGCGAAATCAATGAATGCTTATGAAGAAATTCAGTCGCGACACGCAAATGTCATTATGATTACGGATAAAGTGGATTGCGACAAACCCCATTGTGTGAAATTTGCATATAATCGAACCTATCGTGATTTATTAGCAATTATCCCATTGCAACTTTTATCATACGAATTGTCTTTGGCGAGAGGATTAAATCCAGACATGCCGCGCAATTTGGCGAAAGTAGTTACCGTTGAGTAAAGGAATATAACGATGTAAACACATACTATGTTGAAATTCACATAGTATGTATATTATTTATGTGGACAAGTATCACACGGGTCTGTAAAACATTTATTGGATTCTCTATGTGCTAAATATTCCATCTTTTGTTTTTTTATTGATTCCATAGAAGTAAGTTTTCTTTCGCAGCTACAATCGCTGCACGGTAGATTATTCATGGCAACATATGTCGCTCCGGCTCCGACAATTGCTCCAATACCAACCGCACCTAAATGTTGCTTTGCTTTTTTATCCATATTATAAAATATATCTCTATTTAAATCTCGGTAAAAATTTATTTGTAATTTTTATATATAGACGGCGAATGACTAAAATATTCAAAACCGTCCAAACGCAGATTGCAAATGCAGCTAAAATTTGCAAACTAAATAAAAATGTGGAAAAAATACTTATGAAACCAAAAAACCGCGCATTATTCAGTTTCCCAGTTGTATTGGATCGTGGTCTCCACGTGTTTGAAGGATATAGAGTCCAACATAACGACACATTAGGTCCATTCAAAGGTGGTCTCCGATTTCATCCAGATGTAAATTTAGATGAAGTCGATGCTTTAGCAACATGGATGACTATGAAATGTGCCTTACAAGATCTTCCTTACGGTGGAGGCAAAGGTGGTTTAGCAATAGATCCAACGGAATATTCATCGTCTGAATTACAAAAAATATCTCGCGCATTTACACATGGTCTATATGATCATATTGGGGTGAATAAAGATATTCCCGCTCCAGACGTGGGAACTACTCCGCAAATTATGGATTGGATGACGGATGAATATAACAAAATCAGCCGCACTTCGAATACACACGGGGTTTTTACAGGAAAATCAATTGAATGTGGGGGCAGTGAAGGTCGCAATGAAGCAACTGGGCGTGGTGTGGCTATGTGTGTTCAACAATGGGCTCTCCAAAATGATGTGGATTTGAACGGGAAAACCTTTATTTTGCAAGGGTTTGGAAATGTAGGAAAACACGCAGCCTACACTCTAGAAAAATTCGGTATGAAAATGCTCGCGGTGGGAGATCACGGTGGATATGTAATGAACGAACAAGGTCTAAAAGTAAGTGAAATTGATGAACACGTTCAAACTCAAGGGTCTTTAAAAGGCTTTTATGGACCTACTTATGGTTTCGTGAAAGGAGTCCCTATTTACAAAGACGAATTTTTTGCACTTGAAACTACTGTAGTGATTCCAGCTGCATTAGAAATGCAAATTGGAGAAGAAGAAGCGAAACACATGAAATGTGATGTGATCGTAGAAGGTGCAAATGGACCTCTAACGGACAAGGCCGATGAAATATTGAAAGAACGTAACATAACTGTGGTTCCTGATATATTGGCGAATTCGGGAGGCGTTCTAGTGAGTTATTATGAATGGCTTCAAAATAAACAAGACGTGAAATGGGATGAATCTGATGTATTAGCTAAATTAGATGGAAAAATGGGGGAATGCTATAATAAAGTGACTAAAATCGCCAAAGAATATGATTGCACATTGCGTGAAGCATCCTTTATCTATTCCTTACAATCGATTGAAAAAGTGTATAAAAAAAGAGGAATTCACTGATATACTATTTTTTTTGTATTTTAAAACATAGTATGCTATAATATAGAATGATTTCTGTCATAGGTTTAGGATTTGTCGGTGGCTCTATGAAGAAGAGTTTTGAAATAAAAGGTGCTCAAGTAAAGGGTTACGACAAATTTAAGGAAGGCACAGATAGTTTTGAGGACTGTTTACATAGCGAAATTGCTTTTTTGGCGCTCCCTACTATTTTTGACGAAGAAAAAATGTCTTACGACAAATCCTGCATTCACGAAGTATGTGGTGATTTGGTGAAGCACGATTATAAGGGTCTCGTCGTAATCAAGAGCACGGTAGAGCCTACAACTACGGAAGATCTAGGTAAAACGTATCCTTCATTGAAGTTCGTTCATAATCCCGAGTTTTTAACAGCCGCAACTGCATTCGAAGATTTCCATAACCAAACACACATTGTCTTGGGGAGAGGACCCGGTGTTACAGATGGGGATATGGATGTATTAGAAAAATTTTATCGCACATTGTATCCCGATGCCGAGGTTTCACATAGCACATGCACTGAATCCGAATCCATGAAGAGTTTTGTGAATTGCTTTTACTCTGTGAAAATCCAGTTTTTTAATGAATTATATTTGCTTTGTGAGAAAATGGGTTGTGATTACAACACCGTCAAGGATTTAATGTTAAAGAACAAGTGGATTAATCCTATGCATACTGATGTTCCGGGTATTGACGGTATGTTGAGTTATGGTGGATATTGTTTTCCCAAGGATACAAATGCACTGTTAAATCACATGAAACGCGAGGGAACACATTGCAAGGTGTTAGAAGCTACAGTAATTGAACGTAATTTAATGCGCAGTGATAATGTGAATGTGAAATTGAAAGACAAGAAGGATTTTGACGAGGGATTCGACTAAAGGGAACCTAGGTTCCCTTTAAATCCCTCCTACCAGTAAAGCGTCCCAATGGGTGGGGGTATTAGGGGCTTATGCTCGACACAATAGGCAAATTATATAAAGATACACATATATCTTTATATACATGGGACGATTTTATGACGGCGACATACAGGGTAAATTTTGGTTTGGCGTTCAAGATAGTGATGATGTTAAAAATTTAGTAACCATCCGTGAACACACATATTATAGTTGGAAAGCTTGCAACTGTGCAGCTGAAATTGATGATGATGATTATTGTAGACAGTGTTATGAAACCAAAGACGATCATATAGAAGCTGTTATAGAAGAGGAAGAATATGAAGACGAATGTTTGTATTACGAAGAATGTAGTCACGGATATAGTCTTGATAAATCAACCCATTATGAAGATTTAGTAATAACTATGGAAAACTTGAAAAAAGAAATCCCCGAAGAAATTCTGAAAGAATTTGAAACCATTGAACAAAATGATAAAATATTAGATGCATTTACGGGTGTGTTTAATAATATGAATGATATTATTACTCGTGTATTGGATGATGAGAAAGAAAGACATAGTGCGAGAATTTTAGTTGCTAGATATACGTTAGGATTTCAAATAGAGTATTGCTTACGAACAACAGATGTTTGTAATATTAATTGCGAATACTAGATATATGACTCGATATAGTGACTAAAATAGTAGCCTAATATATATGAAATCGCGCAGAACAATACGCAATCGAAAAATCCAATCCCAAAAAGGTGGTGGGATTGGATCAAGTAAGCCGAAGAAAAAGTCTCCTTCGCCACCAAATACAACAAAAAAGGTAAAATCTGTATCGTTTTCCTCTAATAACGAAGTTCGAGAACAGAGTCCAAAATCAGAAGACGAATTTTATCATCGAGTTCCAGTAAATCAACAGGCAAAGAGAATAAAAACGAGGAAAGAAAGGTTTTTACAAAAAAGAATACGCCAAACTGCAAAAACCGACTACAAAAATCGACAACGTGAACAAGATATATTGGATCTCCTACGTGGAAATAGAATATAATTAGGTATGTGCGGCATATTTGCGAATATATTGAACCACGTCTTCGCTGGTTTCCCATTTTAGTCCATAATCTGATTGATTATGAACTACAGGAATTCCCATAGCTTCACACTCTTGAACACTATTCGCGTTTCCATCACGTGAAGTCAATCGTAATACAATAAAGCATTTTTTATAGATGTCCGGCATAGATTCATAAGGAACACTATTTTGGTTACTCAAAATATATTGATATTGCGGAAGTATCAGCTTAACCGTCTCGTATATATTTTTACCATATATGTGTTCTCTACCTGGAATTTGTCCATTGAAAATATAAATGGACTTTCCCAATTCGGATTTAGGTATAGGATAGAATAGCGATGTATCCACCATATTGAAATCAACATAAATGGGCGACAAATTTTGCTCAGAAAGACGGTGATAGAGGCATTGGCTAATGGCTAAATGAACAACATTATGTAAACATCGGACTTCTTGAAGAGTGGCTTTCGATTGACCATTTTCGGGATTCGCATCTTCTCCGCCCCATATAATAAATTTCACCCCCTTGTGTGCGTTTAAAACAGTGAGGTCATTGTCGTCATAGACACCGAAGAAAACACACGGTTCGTCAACGGAAACTAATGGTTGGAAATCAAAGTGTTTCATGAACCGTGAATATAATGAATGCAACCCTTTACACACATATCCTTGTTTTACGTGTCCAAGAATTTGTGCAATGGGAAGTTTTTGTATGAGCGGAGATGATTTTATGATAGGGTGGGTGCGTCGGGATTCATTGTATCCATTTGTCGCATAATGTTGCATAGCGGCTTGTTTCGTAGAAATCCCCGCATTGCGCAAGTCGGCATAGCACGATATATAAAATTCCCAGTCAAAATCTGGATATTTTTCAAAAAATGTAGACATTTTTATAGTATTTAGATATATAAATATTATATAATGAAAAACATTACTTTGATTATTGGTGCTCGCCCCAATTTCATGAAGGCATTTCCAGTGTATGAAGCATTAAAAGAAGATTTTAATTTGACTTTAATACACACGGGGCAACATTTTGATGCGAAAATGAGCGATGTTTTTTTCAATCAATTGAAATTTCCAAGACCAGATATTCACTTGTCTTTAGAAAAGAAAACGAAATCAGGTGACTTTGATGATAAAATGTATGTGAATAATGGTGAATATTTGAAAGACAAAGATGCGGTGATACAAGAATTAATGAATTATGATGGCGATCTTGGACAATTGGGAGAAATACGTGATAAATTGAAAATAGAATTTGAGAAATGTAATCCTGAGCTAGTCGTTGTGTTTGGTGATGTAACTAGCACATTAGCGGCCGGATTGGCTGCGAAAATTTTAAATATTGATTTAGCACACGTAGAGAGTGGATTACGTAGTGGTGATATGTTAATGCCTGAAGAGGTCAATCGTGTGTTAACCGACCATATTACCAAATATTATTTTATCACTGAACAAAGTGGTGTAGATAATCTAAAGGAGATAGGCGTTACAGAAAATGTGTATCTGGTAGGAAATACAATGATTGATACACAAAAGAAATACTTACAACCAGCCTTGGACACCAAGTATCATGAAACATTGGGTGTAAAATCAAAAGAATATGTCTTGATTACATTACATCGCCCAAGTAATGTAGATGATATGGATAAATTAAAGGAAATATTTGATGATTTTGATGAATTGAGTAAAACAGAAAAACTGGTATATCCTATTCACCCTCGTACAAAAAACCACTTGGAAAAGTTGGGTTATTTGAAAAAAGTCCAAGAAAATCCTAATATTATCTTGGACGAGCCTTTGGGTTATTTGGAATTCACGTGTTTGATGGCGAATTGCAAATATTTGGTGACCGACAGCGGAGGATTACAAGAAGAAAGTACTGCGTTGGATATTCCTTGTTTTACTTTGCGTGAAAATACAGAACGTCCATCAACATTAATTGAAAATCACGGGACAAACCAAATGATAAATAAAATTAGAGAGATAGAATTGAAACCGTGTAAGGGTTTAATGGATTTATGGGATGGGAAGAGTAGTGTTAGGATTAAACAAATAATTTATTTTGAATATTATTAAATAAAATTATATAT